CTGGGCCAGCCATAGCACTAGCAAGACGGTGGCCTTTGATAGCGTTGATGTAGTTGAAGTAAACTCCAGCAGCTCCGATGTGAGAGAGAAGTGTGGCGTAGTTCTCAAGCCAGTCTGGTAAACTTTTTGGGCTGTACAAGCGAGAGTAACGGTTTTTAATCTCATCTCCAGCTTGCTGAACAGAACCTGTAGTAGCAAGCTTTTCTGCACCGGAAATCAGTGGGGCAATGTTTGGGAATAACACGGCCATAGTACCAGCGAACTGGGCGAGACCTTTGTAATCACCGGCCTTAGCCATTGTGATAAGTTCCCGGCGCATGTAAGCTGTCTGTGAGCCAACAAACGAGTGATACATAAAAGCCGAACGCGTCCAAATGTTTCGGTTTTGGTACAGGGAGTTATCTATTCCCTTCGAGAAAAACATCCGATCGTTAGTGAAATGATATACACCTTTTTGGAGCTGCGCATCAGTCAGCTTACCTCCCTGTTTTATAACCTCCGCAGGATCAATCTGCATTTCACGTAAACGAGCTTTGGCGATTTTAGAACCACTGGTAGCTAGTTCATGTGCCCATTGAATAGTGGAATGAAAACCAACCGTACCAGCTAAGTTAAGCTGTTGCTTTCTAAGCCAAGTGAAACCGGGTTGGTGAGTTATCTGTGAAAGTATCCGCCCAACTGTTGGGCTGTTAGTCCATTCGGAAACTTTGCCAGTTTCTCCAAGGATATCCCTATACATCGCACTCCAAAGAGTTGTTGCGGTGATAGAGGAAGCCTCGACAGTAGCATTCATTTGAGCATGATTCATCTGAAGTAAGGCTGAACCAATCGCCGGCAGGGGAGAAGAGGCTGGTAGATTAAACGTCTGACCTACGTGTTTAATCGCTAGAAAAGGAAGCATTACACGATCAAGAATCCGATGTGCAGTACGCTCTCCTTCGGTTTGTTTCTCGTAAGTAGGCGTTGTATCAAGCGTAGGGATCGGACGCTCGCCGGAATCTTCGAGAACTTTGTTCGCTGCACCAAAAGCTTTGTTGACTTTGTACTTCGCCATCGAGACATCTTGTTTTAACCCGGTGTGTTCTTCAATCTGCATCGTGTCCCGAACTTGATTTGATACAATATCTGCAATGCGCTGTGCATTTTGTACGATGTTAGGATCAGCTGACCGGCGCATTCCTGCTAGAATCGGTGCGAGGTTCTCAAAGTTCGTACCATAAGAACCCTCGATTCCTTTCAATCGTGCGATGGATTGGTTTTTAATCATCATCTGCTGTTGAGTCAGCGCAAGATTTCTCGATACTCCGGTCTTAGGATCGGTGTCGGATTGTAGGATTGAGTTTGTGACGCTTTGTATCGGATGTTGAGTTGCTACTGCGTGTGCATGATAATCAGCTATTGTTGCTGTCTTCGCCGGCAGCGCATTTCGTACTGCATCATCGTTAGAATGCCACTCACGAACTTGAGCAAGTTTCTGTGTCTCTTTTGCAAGAGCTTGATCGTGAAGCTGTATGTATTGAAGGTGCATTGCTTTAGCAGCGCGTCCACCAGGAGTAAGATCAAGTTCGTACTCTTGATTACCCCATAGATTTAACACGCCCCTGCCAAGTTGACTTTCCTCTAGCTTCGAGGTGAGTTTTTGTGCTCCTTCTTCAACCATTGTTCCAAGAATAGGTAGTGGGTCAGGCATTAGAAATCCCACCTTTCGTAAGTTCCGGTTGAGGTTTGGAGATTGGCGATTTCGTCGTTAAAAGCTTTGATCTTGTCTTGTGATCTGTTCTTGAGAGAAGCCGTGTCAAATTCTTTCATACGCATTTTAGCAAGTGCGGCGTGTGTTTGCAGAGCTAGCCTCAGACCTTTCGCATCGCCGGAGAACATATCCTTGAGGTTTTTCTGTTCTTGTAGAGTCTTCTCCACGAGCAACTGACGCTGCCATTTGGTTGTCTTGAAGATACTCTCATTTGAAGTACGAAAGATATTCTGCTCCGCTGGCCAGCGTCCGGAACCGAGAAGATTATCTACGTGGTTGTACATAGCCTTTGCGTAGTAAGCGAGCTGAGGTTCTGTTGCATTCCGACCGTTCATAAACTTTTGCGACTTAGCCGTGTCCATAAGTCTACTAATCAAAGCATCAGAAAACTCGCGTGGCATCTGCGAGTAGTAGTTATGCATAAAAGCTAAGAAATTCGGATTCTGCGCTCCCTCACGAGTGTTCTGATGCTCGAAGAACACCTTAGCATCTTTGAGAGCTTTAGGATAAAAATACTGCGTCAAATCAGCTTCAAAGTCTTTGTCGTCGAGATCTTTAAAATACTGAGTAAGAGTCTGACCATTCGCTTGAGCGGCTTTGGTATGCTGTTGCAAACGTACTTTGTACGGAACAACTTGCACAGACACCGAGCCATCTCCACGACGAGTACGAAGGTCTACATCACCGGGAGAAGTCTTTCTCCGATTAGCTATGTTCTGAGCTTTCTCGGTCTTAGAAGTTCCAGTTTCCTTCTCAGCTTCTTCCGCTGCTTTCTGAAGATCAGCCGCATATTTTTTCTCGGCACTTTTCTGAATCTGCTCCGGCGTTACGATAGCAGCTGCACCGGGATTCTTTGCGAGGTCGTTTTTAGCCTGATTCACGTAATACTCAAGAGTATTCTTCGCTGAAGGTTTCTTAAGGTTTTCTGGAGTCTTTTGTTCAGCTTGCTCAGCCATGCCATGAACGCGCGTATTCATCTCAGAACCAGCGTCAGTAATAAGTTGAGCAAGCCTAGATGACAAGTACTTCTCATCCTCTGATCCGGGTTGGATTTCAGAAATCTTCTTATTCCCTAGCAACGACCGAACAAACTTCGCGCTAGAAAGTACAGGTGCCCATCGATCAGGGTCTATACCAAGAAGATCAGCGGTATGTGCTTTAAGCGTATCTTTATCCATGCCTTCGGTTTGATGTACGAAATGCAGCGCATCTACAAATATTGAGCGTTGCATAGCAACTCCGCCAACAAAGAGATTGTTTGCAACTTCAGTCTTGTGCATGTCGTACACTTCCACCGGAGTTGCTGGACGCTTGCCAGCTTGGGCTAGTTCTAAGGCATCTTGGCGTGCTTTGAGCTTAGGGAGTATGTCGCTGTCTTTAGGAACAAGATCGATCAGCTTTTTAAGGCCAACTCCTCCTATATCAAACAAGCCATGAAACACAGTATAACCCAAAGCATCTCGCCAAGCCTCGCCCGGATCGTCTTGTTTATGTGTGGCTGCACCATAAGCTAATCCTTCTGCTCCGGCGAGAAGATAGCCGCTCACACGCTTACCGATAGGAGAGGCGGCAAGTCTATCAGTAAGCCCTACGGCTTTTCCTCCGGCACCGATCACGGCACCACCAAGATCCAACGCAGCATAGACGGGTAGCTGACCAGCTTGTTCTGCCACGAAAGAAGTAGCTTTATTCAAAAATCCATCATGCCCAGGAAGCGCATCGGCCCAGAATTGTCGATGATCGCTTTGGTAACGCGCGCCACGTTGGAGAGCATTGTCTCGATACTTCTTGTCCACCGCAAGTTGGGTATCGACTTCTTGAACACGCTGAGTCCACTCTTTGACTTTGTATTGATCTCCTCCATATTGAGCAGCAAGTAGCTCTTTATGAAACTGAGCTACCGCATCGTCATAAGTATCACCAAGAGCCGTAACCACTCGATCTGCGGCGCGGGCGGTAGCAGCTAGGCCGGAGTTCCATCCGTGTTTTAGAGAATCAGTCCAGTTGTTTGTGTACGCGTCTTCAATCTTATACTGCAACGCCTCGTCATAAGCCTGTTTCATGAAAGTGTCTTTGCTCATGAAAGTATTTCCAAGGTGCCCATAAGCAGGACCGATGACGCGATCGTAGAAATTGGAAGCGATTGTTTTTTGCTCATCAAACGAGATGTTCGGAGCAGCTTTTGCTTTTGTTCCGGTTACGCTCCACAGATGCAAAGCATGAGAAACTTGATCGTAACCATCCTCGATCAAGTTCGGGTTAAGCTTTGTGTCTTTTAAAGCTTCAATCTTGTCTGCTTGTTGAAGCGTGTGTATGGAATGGTACTTATCCGGCCCAGGCACAGCCGGAGGCAAATACTGTTTTGAATCAGCATCAGCTCCGATCTTTACAAATCCAGCACGATAGGCTACTTCTTTAGTTGAGATAGGCGAGGGGATCGTCGGCGTCTGTTTCTTCTGTGCCGGTACTATCGGTGCTACGATTGGTGCTGCTGGAACTTGTCCCTGATCCTGACCCATTATCACTCCCTTCCGCTAGACCAAAAGTCTTCTGAAGTTGGCTAGCACGTTCGGTGAAATTTTGTGCGTTACTCTTATCAAGCTCAATAGCATCATGCACAAGCTTAATTTGTGCGTCGAGAGCTTTTACGGAATTCTCATCCGGCGTTAGCTGTTTTCCTTTGCTATCCTTGTACATCCCGTCACGTTGTGTTTGCAGCTGTTGGTATAAACTAATATCCGCAAGCATATTTTTCTGGTAAGTTTCGCCGGCGGTGCGGGTTTTGTTGTAGATGCTTAAAGGATCAGCTTCTTTGTCCGTGAAAATCTCATTCGCTACTTTACGCGCTTCTGCGCCACGAGCAGTGATGAGTTTGAGATCATTGTTGTAGCGTGTTCCAAGCAACTGCTGTGCTTGTGAAAAGCGCCGCTGAAGCATATCTTCCTGATGAGCATAATCCGATTGCTTCATCATCAAAGCTCCTTGCTCACGCAACTGCGCCGCTGTAACAGTAGCATTCGCGTGCATAGCGGAAGCTTTGAAAGTGAGATAATCCTTGAGTGTCTGCTGTGTCGCTTTTTGTTTCGACTGTTCGATAGCGAGTTGTTGTTGAGCTTGTACGTTGGAGGTCATTCCTTGAGGTTGCTGTTTCAAAAACGCATCCGCAGCTGCTTGACCGGAAGCTTTTTGCTGTGATGCTTGCTGCTGTTTAATCAGATCCTGGCGCTCTTTCATTGTTTTAGCGTTTTTTATCGCAGCTTGTACCGCTTCGTGCTCTTCGGTTTTGTTAGATGACGGATCGGTATAGCTGATATCGAAACCCTTTACAAGCGCCTTCCGCATTTTTGGATCGGCAAAAACACCATTTAAGACTTCTTTGTTTTTTAGAATCTGTTCTTGTGCTTTCGACGCGGCCGCAGCATCACCGGACGCAAGAGCAGCATCGTGCGCTTGAGTAGCTTCGTCGATAGCTTGTTGCGTCATGATGACTTTGGTTGCGGAATCTTTGATTTGGTTTTGTTTTGTCTGAGCTTCGGCAGTGACAACTGAACCAAGAGCATTAGTAACACCGATAATTGCGTTGCTAATACCCTGCGCTTTAGCAGCACGTCGCCCAACTGCTCCCTGAATCATCGGGGTATTTTGATGCGGCTGAACGGGAGTTGTTAAATTCGATGGAAGCCCAGTCGAATGCGCTCCCGGAACCGGAGTAGTAGCTGCTTTAACCACACTCGGATCAAAAGGTGTGCTGATGTTTTTAACAAGTTCTTGTATAATCGGATCACCCCCGCCTTGCGCGGAAGCTGGAACCGATTGCTGTGCTTGCGGGCCTGTTAACGGCCATGCTAGAGAACCCATTAGAACCTCCTAAAACAAGTTACTAAATCCACCAGCTTTTCCAGCAGCACCGACAACTTGACCAGCAAGCGAACCTACACCCGCAGCAACGTCACCAAGATCAGTAAGCCAACTCTGCGAAACCTCAGCTTGTGCGGCTTGCTCGGTTCCACCAAGAATTGAAGCTTCAAGATTCTGTCCGCTTTGAGTAAGCTGCGCATCTTCTCCGGCTACCGTGGCTTGTTCCTGCGCTTGAAGGTTAGCATTTCCTAATGCTGCAACACTCGAATTCGCGCTTACGCCTCCGGCGCCGAGGGAAGCGTTAAGATTAGCTTGTGCCGTAGCTTCTTGTGGTTGGAGCGACTGGTTAAACTCCTGCAACGTGGCTGAATCTGTTCCGCCGATGGAATTGAGGAGATTGTTAATATCTCCACCAATTCCCTGCCCATAAATGTCGGTCAGTTGCTTGTCAGAATTACCAGCATTATTCGAAGTAGAACCAGAATTCGGAACTGAGAGTTGGCCGGAAACTGAACTAGGAACAAGTCCAGCCGCCGGAACATTACCACCGGGAGTGACTACACCAGTTGCTATTGGTTGAGGTGATGCTCCGGCGGGAATTAGTGGATTTGCAGCCGCAGCTTGTGTTGGGGATTGCAGTGTAGAAGAAGCTCCTACTGCAATTGGAACTGCTCCACCGCCGCTGCTAGAGCCAGGTGAAGACAGAGCTTTCGGCGTGAGTTGATTATTACCCGCCGGATTAGAGTATGGAACCATTGCTCCAGTGCCCATTTAAACACTCCCCATTCGCAGTCTCATTCTGCGTGTTGTTGTAGCTTGGTCGCGGTTGCGTTGCGAGGTTAGGCCAAAGATAAGCCCCGGAGAACCTTCAATGCCGGAAGTTTCTTGGAATTTTTGATTTCCATAAAGCGCCTCACGAAGCTCGGTGCGTTTGTCGGAGAGGTTTACTTGAGGTGCTACTCGAAGCGCCGCGGCATATTCTAAAGTTTCCTGCCACTCATCGGCCATGAGAATCTGTGTCATGGTTGTGAAACCATTAGGCTCTTGTGTTCCCGGATGTTGTTTTTGATAACGCATGTAACAATCATATGTGTTATCCGGCATTGAGCCGATAAGAATTTGATTGTTGTTGCGCGACCAATAAAGCGGAACACCGGGGATGTTGAGAAGAACCTCGATACTATCGAACGACCGGAATTTTAAATCATAGCCTGAGTTTGTGAGAGAGTTTATCGCTGACGGCGCAAGATAGGGATTGTTGTACAAGAAAAACGAGTTCACTTTCATAACATCCAGATTAGCGTCTCCAGTGTTAAGAAAGTAATTCGGTGGGTACGAATTCTGATACGCCACAAAGTTTGTCAGCGGTCCGGTTGCTTCAAGCAACGGGTGCTTGTAATCATTCGTCAGCTCAAGTACAGCTTTGCGAATAGCCTCAAGCGTCACGCTCTGTGTGATTACCCGATTCATCAAAAGCGACTGGATTCCTACAAAAAGATCACCGGCTTCAAAGCTCATAAAGCTCCTTAGAACACGTAAATCGTAACAGACTTTGAGTTATCCGACGGCGCGATAGTTATTTGATTCTCATCAGGAGGAGCTGTGCGATATGCTTGAATCGGGCCATCTGAATCAACAACGTGAAAACCGATAGGCTGACGATAACCGTTGCCGTTTTGGTTTTTGAGGCCGTGATTTATCACAATACCTGTTCCGGTTGCACCCCAGTTATAGTCTGCATTCTGTGTAGTGTCTCCATTGGCTGCGATACGGATGAGTTTTCCTGAGCCATTGCCTTGGTTGAATTGGGTGTACACCCCTGCATTCACTCCGGCGCTTGAAGGAGCATTATTTACAGCCACTCCCATGTCTACGTTAGAATTAAGCACGCTGTTCACTGACTGCACGAACTGGCGATGTGCTATCGGTAAATCATGTGCAAACGTATTTGGATCATACGGTTTCATTATACTGGCCTCTGGTTAGCATCGACTGTGCAGTACATACCGAGTTTGGCGATACGGAAGAGATTGGAGTTTGTTGAAGTCTCGCGATTAACTTGGATGCTCAGTTGCGGCGAATGTCCTGTGATTGCACCAGCACCTTGGTAAGTTGGAAAAAGCTGAAGCTCAATTGGATTACCTTCGAGAGTGTTGAATTGAGCTGAAGTTAACACAAGCGTAGCAAATAGAATCTGCACACTCTCATAAACCGCCGGCGCTCCGGGAGTGGTTGTGATGTTTTGAAGCAGCGTGACATAAAAATTCAACGTCACGTTATCAACCACATCTCCCCAGAGAGAAACATATAACCCATCCACAGTAACATCACGCCCAAAAGCTACTTCTTCTTGTGGAAACGTGATAAAAGGTTTGTTATTCAACGAGTCGCTGTTCGGGACACCTTCGGTTAACAAGGAGATAACAGGAGCACTTAGAACATTATTCACAGACTCCTGTGTTATCACCGCAAGTTGTGTTTGATTATACTGTTGGCTTCCGGCAAAAGTAAGAATCGAGGTCAAGGCTTCAACTAGAGTGGTTGTTATATATGTCGCCGGATCATTTGAAATCTGATGCGGAAGCGTTATCGCCATCCAAGTGCCGTTGTTTGTGTTGTACAAAAAGATGGCGTTACTTGAGATTATACCACTGCTTAGCACCGCAAAAGGAGTAGGACCGATGCTCAAAGCAACTATTGGTTGTGTGTCACCACCGGTAAAGATATCCACAGCAACTGAATCATAAGCATTTCCGGGGTTAGGAAAGCTTTGCAAAGCGGCGAAAATCAGTGATTTTATCTTTGCCCCGATCGAAGCGATGGTGCCAGACACCTGATAAATATCACTATTCCCAACGTACACCCCGCTTTGATCGTACTGACAAACCAAAGCTGCTATCTGTCCACCTTCTCCTTGGTCGCCAAGACCGACATGGTTAACGCTATATGGTAGCGTCGAGTTTCCTGTCGCCGTAGCATAACTTACACCCTGTGCACGGATGATAAAAGCCGTGCCATTAGAAACAATCAATCCAGTGAGGTAGTCACCTATGTCTGCTAGCTGTTCAAAACCAGCTCCTGTCACAAGCCCTGCTACAGTCTCCGGTGCCCATTCGTCAAGATTCTCACCGGAAGTCCAGGCAAAGATCATATCTTGATTTTGAGTAAAAACCCCAAGCTGATTCTGTAACCTCAACCCAATCATTGAACCAGCGAACTTGCGAATCACACCAACGCCGTTGTACATTGTTGATGTAGTAAAAAGTCCCGGCCCGGAGTATTTCAAAATCATCGGGCCGAGATTCGCAAAATAAACTGTACCTCCAACCTCAGCAGCAGAGCATGGAGGAGCAAAACTACGAGGAGCATTGCTCGACTCGGAAATTTGGCCACCTTCTAGATTACGTGTTACACGACAGCTAAAATAAAACGTCGGAGCTACCGTAGAAGCTGATGATGACGAGGTATCTTGTACAGTGATGCTATTTCCGCCAACCCCAGCTGCAATAGCTGTGAGAATGATCGAATAACCATCAATCGAAGAAGCCGCGGTTACGTTAAGATCAGGTCCGGCGTTAATCGCTGCGACCATTGCTGCTACGATTGATTGCCGATCATACTGAACACTTGTTGAAGAAATTGTATAAGTAACCGGACCGCCGGTAGGTCCGTTTATTACAAGTTTAGTTGAAGCTGATTCGATGTTGTTTGGATAAGCCGGGCCATCATAATAACCAGAACCTCCATTAAGCAAATGCGAAGTGAGTATGTTACCAGGTCCACCTACGGTATCAATCTGAATTGTGGCATTCTGTGCTCCAAGTCCTCCACCGCCTGCTTGAACTTGGACTATATTTACAACCTGCCCAGCTGTATAACCTGTACCTCCAGTCGCAGTGTACGTGGAAATCGAGCCATAACTACCGCCACCACTAACAGCCGTGATCGAAACTACTCCACCATTACCGCTTGTAGCGCCTGTTGCGCCTGAGTAAAGGCAATCAAGCGTGATGGAAGCTTGTTCTGTAATCGCAGTTGCATCGAACAGAGTTAGCGTTAGCGTGTCATTATATACGGTTCCAGCCGGTGACCAAGCGGTGAGATAGAAAATGTAATTAACTCCGGTTGGAGTAGTACCTAGTGTTCCAAAAGGTGTAGCAGTGTAACCGAGAAGATAGTTTAGCTGCCCAGTAAGGGAGTTGTAAAATGTCCCTCCTTTGAGCAGAATAACACCGGCTACGGAATTCCACAGAGGAGTTGGCGTGGGGGTTTGACGAAGCGAAAAAACCGAAAGAGCATTATCCACGACCATAAAACCATCGGCACTAACAAAGCATCGCGGATCAATATAAGCAGGTGGCGCAGACGCATCCACGCCACCAAAAGGAGCTTCTTTGCCGCCATAGATAATCTCAAGAAGCAGATTACCATTATCCTGCTCGGTCTCTTGTAATCAAGCCCATGCAAGAAGCTCCTATGCTTATTACTTTGTTCCAAGATACAAATTAACTTCCGCTCCGGCAGTTCCAGTGAATGTTCCACCGAAAGTTAATGGCCCAGACAAGCCAACCTAGTTCTTGAAAGTTAACTACATCAGAAGCAGGATATAGTCCATGAGTATACTCGTCCTGCTACATCTGTTATAGTAAACGTATCTCCCGCCGTACCACCAGTCCAAGAACCACCTTTGAATTTAACATTCTGAGTTCCAAAAGGAGTCTCGCCAGCGGCAGTGATTTTCCAGATACGTCCTGTATAATCATTAGCCATTCAAAACTCCTTTCTTAGTTGAGGTTAAAATCAACATGAAGAACCACACCATAGAACTTGATTGTTCCACCAGTGCCGGCAGTTAGATTGACGTTAACAATTGTCTCACCATCCGACGCAGTAGAAAATACTGGTGACGGAACAACAATGTTCTTTACATATGGAAGCCCAGTTGCAAAAGCTACAGGAAGTCCATTCGCACCAAGAGCAATACGATTTGTTACTGTCGGAGCAACTCCATTAACAAATTGAGTTACTGTAAGCCCAACAGTAGCAAGTGTAGCAATTACTGTATCAACTTCGTAAATAACATCAATCGAAGTTACTCTAAAACCCTTACTTATTGGACCCGCAATAGCTCCGATAAGAGTTGGAAGTTGCGCTTGTGTCCACGGCGGAAATCCTTGAGTACCTTCTGGCCCGGACGTGTTTGCTACTGTTGTTGGGCCAGGCACAGAAGCAGCGGTACCAAACTGTTCTTGATTTAGTGCTGGAGTAGCATACATTCCAGTACGCCGCAGAATCGGAACAATATTGGCAAAGAATGTAGCCGCTGCTGCTGATGCAATATTCTTTGAGAAGAGCCCTGCTCCAGCCGATGCTGTAGTAGCAACTCCCGCTGTATCGATAAATTCCGAAGCACCGACGAAAAACTGTCCGTCAGTATTCGGAGTATCCATTGTAAACATACCATCAGTATGGCTCATGAGTCTCCTCTTCTTAGATCAAGAAAATCTTCAACTTCTTCTGCAAAATCTGGATGCCGAATCTTCTCTACAGGAACAAACTCTTCTTTACCATCTGAAAGAACTTGTGCAATCTTCACATCACGTTCTCACCAAGAAGGCCCGGCCCACGAGTAGCATTTGAATCTTGGCACTCATAACAAAGTAAGAGTCCACGTTCCCATTTCATTTTAGCAATCTTACACTTTCTATCACACCGAGCACAATATCGCCACGGCCCAGTCCAAAAAGTGTGTCGTAAGCCAGTTGTTGCGAAGAAGCTCATTAGAAGACCTCAAGAATATTTTAAAAGTGTGGGAGTTAGGAATTCACAGGGAGCAGGGTCCGTTGAATATACTCCCACACTACTCAGGATTAAACGTAGCACCTGAATCTCTAGGTATTCCTTAAGGCCCTTGGGTTCCCCATACTCCCTGCCACCGAGGACACCAAGCAGCGACGCGCATTCTAGTCTTCTGCTTAATAGCATCAGTGTCAAAGTCATCATCGAAGTCTGTAGAAGGAGCTTCACGATTGATAACTTCAAGCGCATGATCTTGTTTGTCTGCGACAAGGAACCATGCCGAAGGACTAGTTCAACCAAGGAACTTCAATGTTCTTGTAATCCTCAGGAAGAAGAGAGTTAATGGTATTATCACCAGTGTACGGCTTTCCAGGAGAACCGAGAATTTCACGGACAAGAAAACGTAGCTCAGGAGGCGTGATGAGGTTAACCCACCGCAAGCGGATAGGAAAGCCCATGTTATCGATCATACGAGCCGCGTGGTTTGTAGCAAGTTGAAGACCTGCTACAGAGAAATCCACATCAACTGACGGCCGATTGGGATAAGTGCCCGGTGCCGAAATCACACCCGCTACTCCAGGTGCAATCTGTGTAGCTTGTGCGCCACCGAGAAGTGTGTGCTGGTTGTAGAAAAGCGGATTACCGTCAAACGTCGTCACCGCGGAGGTAAATCCTTGGTTGAAGACATTCCACGCAATCATTTCCTTTGTAAAAGCGGCAGAACGAGCAAGCAAAGTTGGAGCTTTCTTTCCTACCAAACCGTACTTGTCATCGTCGTAAAGCTCTTTGGAAGTGCGAACACCCAGAGAATAGGTCAACGGCTCAACACGCTTTGAAGCGCCTTGAACCATTTCTGTGTAGTATGTCGAAGCATCTTCAGGCTTCTCGATCAACACAGACAGACCGGCCATTTCCAAGTCCTGTTCGTATTCCGAGTCAGAATCTCCCTCGTGAAAAACCTTAGGATAATCTGACGCTTTGAGAGCGTTATCGAGGCTATCGAAGTAGACCTTCCGTAGCCCCGGCTGCATAAGTTGTGGAAATTTTGCTCGTACTTGAGGCATGAATGATCTCCTTCGTTAGGCTACTTGGATTGCGGAGGTGAGGAACACGAAAGCAACAGGCGCGTTGAGATAGGAACCAAGCGGCAAAGCAATAATCTGTACAACTGCCGAACCGCCAGTTTTGTTCTTATCAACGTACCAGTAACCATTGGCGTCTTTGGTGAGGCCGTATTTCACGCCAATATCAGCTTGTGTCGGAGTCCAATCAGCGGCAACAGTTCCAGCAGAGTTGTCAAAAAGCGCCTGGAAGATGTTATCCTGATTCGGCTCCATGTAGAGGGTGCGACCATCTGCTACCGGGGTACCAATAGCAATATTCACACCGGACGGTTGGTTGGGAACAGTTCCGTAAGTGGCGATTGCGATTGTACCCGTAATTCCACCAAACGGAGGCACTGGAGCACCAGCACCGGCTGATCCAAGATTCTGCCCAAAAGATTCTGCAACACCGAGAATACCAGCAGAAACAGTAGTTCCATCCCACGCTTGTACAAAACCAGAACCGTTAAGTTGTACAGGCGAGCCGAATAGGAACGTCTGTCCTGCTGCTTCAGGCTGTTGAGCAGTAAAAGGCGTGGTGTTTGCCTTGTTCTGCACTTGCTTGATTGGCAGATGATACGACAGATTCGCTGCGGCCATGTTTGTATCCTTTCACTGATTTTTACTTGGTAAGGGTGCCTGCTACACCGTTGCGGTTGAGGTTGTTGTACAGAGAGGAAAGGCTAAGAACCAACCATGTCGTAGAATTCTGCACCGCGACCGGGCTGGATAGCCTCGGAAAGATCGAAAGTGTTTTTTACCTTCACTCGCGGTGGACGATTGCGGTTGGAGAGCTGGTTGAAGGAAACTTGCAATGCTTTCTTGCGCTTGCCATACAAGATGCGCTTGTGTACTCGCATCGCGATTACGTCCATGTATTCGTATTGTTCCTCGGACGTGAACCTGAGTGGAAGAGAGAAATCAGGGTGAATATGTTCCGGTTTGAGAAGCTCATAACCAGTAGCCATAAGCTGACCAATACGCCGTTGGTCGCGTGAAGCCCATACAACCTCATAAGCCGGATCAGCGAGCTTCAAGTTCATGTAATCCGGCGCTTCGTGATCGATCACAGGGATGTTAACTGAGATAGACATGATATCCTTCTCAGTAACCGTCGCCCAATCCGGTTCTTTTGGGCGCGCTTTCTCGACTGCACGAGCATGAAGGTTTGCTAAAGCTTGTCGGACAGCTTCTTCAAGATCGGGCGAAGCTGTTACTTTTGCGGCTTCAACTTGAGCCACGTCTATCTTAATCGGCGCCGGAGCAGGAATTGCTGGTTCGTTTGCGTGTTTTATCTCAGGCATAACCTATCCCTTCTTCGATCAGCATGTCAGCGTATTTCTCAGGATCAAAACCCATTGCGCGAGCTGCTTTGCGCACGTCGTCGGTGATGGGCGGTTTGACTTTGTTACCGCCTGTACCGCTATCACCAGCGGAGCCAGAGGCAGTGTTACCACCACTCCCTGATGCAAAGCGAGTTTTGATCTTGCCTTCCAAAATCTGCTCGTGATGTTTGCCGATGATCGTGTCGTAACAGTTCTGGATGTTCTCCGGTTTCATGCGGAACTCAACTGGCTGGTTAGCCAGAAGCGAATCCACTTCACGTTTAATATCACCGTGGTAGTATTTGAACTTATCCTGATCCTCGAACAGGTCTTTTTTAACCTGCTCTGCGTGGATAGCTTTGATCGCTGTAGTTTGCCCGGACGTTGCAAGAGCGATAGCTTGCTTGGTTTTTCCGGCGAGCATAAGAGTTTCAATTTGCTCTTCAAGCGTGTCGTCGGTTTCAACCCTTGCCGCAGCAAGTCGCTGGCGGGCTTCTTCTTCCTTCGCCGCTTTCCGCTCATCAGCATCAGTCTTTACGATGGTTGACAAATCAGCAAGCATCTGCTCAACTTTGCCCAGTTTACTCGCTGCTTCTGAGCCAGCTTTGATCTGGGTCACAAGCTCGTCAGGAAGAGTAAACCCTTCCGATCCTTCTGACTCCGGTGCTTTCTGCCACGGGAACCTTGCCATTAGAGTTCTCCTCCTTCTTGAGAAGCTTTGAATTTAACTACTTTGTCTTGGTTTTTTGCTAGCTGATCCTCGACGTTTTGAATGTTGCCAGGAAGATCGAACAGCAGGTTGAAAACTATCATCCGAGTTTTCAAAACCGCTACTTCGGTTTTTACATTTTCGGAAACATGGCTCAAGTCAATTCCTGTGATCGCATTGCACTGCTCTTGGTACAAGTTTTTAAGCAGCGACAGGACCGGCTGGAACTCCTCCTTGGCCCATAGCTCCCTGAGGGACTGTTTGTATGGGATTAGCTCCCCTACCGTTTTGATTTCCACTACCTGCTCCTACTGCGCCCGGAGGCGCTGCACCCTGCTGGAGTGCGTCTTCGATAATCTTATCCACGGTTGGAAGAATCGTGTCAACATTATCCTTGTTAAACACACGCAACAAAGCTTGCATCGAAGCTCTTGTCGCAAGAAGCATATCACAGTAATATGCCTTGAGATCAGGGGGTATATTTGGGGTGTTAATTGCTTGAATGACTTGAGTTTGAGAAGCGTAGAAGCGATCCAGACGATCGCTTAGGAGAATATCGTTTTGACGCTCAAGCTCTTTGTTCATCGAAGCAGAAGTCGGCCGAAGTCTCAGGCCGAGTGTACCTTCTCGGTACATGTCAAGCGCTCTTTTGAGCTTATCAGCATTAGTGCCGTACTTTCTGAGCTTATCACCGATGCCGAAGTTGGAGTACATCGTGAGAAACTTGAGTCCTAGCTTCACAAACGCCGAACGCATGTCAGAGCTACGCAGGTTATTCCGGTTGTTCATCTGCATCATAACCATTGAAGTACCGGAGGCGGAGTAGATACCACGTTTTTGATTAACTATCCCGCCGCCGGAACCACCGGATGCCGGATCTACTCCTGTGCGTTGTGCTGCTATGGACATGTGAAACTGGTCTGGGCCATCGGAATAACCAAGGTCTGCACCGGCTTTCAGATATTCGAGTTCATCCTTTTTGCCAGGGAGCACAACGCCGGGATAAATATCCAACATCGAAGAAAGCTTGCTCTCCGGATCTGCTCTCCACACACCTAGCATCGCCATGTTACGATTGTTTGTGCGCCAGTTGTTGTTGTTAGAGAGTTCTTTCTGAATCATATGAATCATCTCAGCAAAGCCGTAGCCGAGATAACTTTCATCATCATACGCAAGTTTCATATCTTGGTATGGGAGCATGTTTTTGGGATAATTATTGAAACAAATCCAAAACACAGTCTTAGACCGCTGATGATACGCACACTGGAATGAGTATTCTTTTCCGTGAATCATGAACTTGAAGAAGAGCTTATGGATGTACCACCGAGCCGCGCCTGTGTCTACACCGGAAGAGTCTATGGAGAATGCTTGATTTATCTCACGCTCCATCTCGGTTTCTTGCACCGCATCCGGCTGGTTGAGTAAAGCGTCGATATCTGCTTTTTTGTAATACGGCATCTTCGACGGCAGGTCTTCCAACGCCCAGACATCTAGCGACTCAATATGGCCAAAGCATTTCATGTTTTCTAGCTTCGGCACCGAGGGGTCAAACACGAAACGATTGAGCGGAATCAACTCAGGATGAGGACCATCGATGCGAGTGAAAGAACGATCTTCAGAGATAACTGGAGAATCGTCAGTCTCGCCGCCGCTTTTGTACACACGCTCAATCTGCTGTTCGTACTCGTACGGCGTGTAGATAATACCAGTACCGTACTTGATCGCTGAATGACATGCTGACTGGTGAACACGATAAAGATCAAGCTCATTCGGATCATAAGCCATGTCCATCAAAAAGTTCTGTATGATCTGCTTTAACTCTTCCCCATCCTTTGTCGGCAAGTCTCCGCTCAACGTCGCTGACCAAAGCGGATCGTACATCCAGATACCACCCATAACACGAGCGAGTAGCTCGTCTGAAGCTGTCCCGATAATCGGAATCACAAGATTGGCCGCGCCAGGCCACGGCCAATCGACGTTGGTGTTTTTGGGGCGGGCCTTGTAGAGACGAACGTACTCAGGGAGTTTTTCAGTACGAAAAGTAGCTAGTCGCCGGTCGAGGTGCGTGACTTTGTCTTCGATAAACTTGCACAGTTTATCGTAGTTATCGACACCGAATTCTTCTTCGCGAACTAGCGTGGGTGGCTGATAGGGCATCTAACGTCCTGCGTTCTGATCGGTGACTAAGGGAGCAGCCGGAACGGAGGTAGTGACAATCGCTCCGGTCGAGTGCTGCACTGTGATTGCCGGTGCCGGCGGAAGCGTAGCGGAGAAGCTCTTGAAATCCGTAGCGAGCAGGCTCAAGAAACGAAAGAAGTAGATGTACGTCTTCGAGCTTGTGCTATCCGGCGGAATCAACGCCTGAACAGCGGCGGAGAATACGGCGTTTGCTACGTAGAACAAAAGTAACCACTGCTCAGGTACGTTCATTTTCAATCTCCACTGTGGCTGTCTGTCATGCGTCCACGATCATACATTGATCGCGCCGCAGCATAGCCTTCTTTCCAGGATTCAAGCATTCCAATCTTTACGGCGTGCTCGTTGAGAGTTTTGCGGTCATCTTCAATCTGTTCACTATGCTCGTCAAGACGTTTAGAGTGATTATTCTGGTTAGAATATAAAACACCCGCAAAAAATATGCATGTGATAATTGAAACAATTGTCGGTCCCCAAGCAGCCCAGTCCAAAATAAGACTCCAATCTTTTACGCAACAGCAGCTTGCATTCGACGAGCAAAAAGTGCTTTTTGTTTTACCACAAATTCATCAACTTTCTCACGAGAAACCTTGTCGAAGCGCCACACTTGAGGACCGTAGCTGAGAACATCGAGAAGATCAATTAAGCCCTTGCGTTGGCCGTAGGTTTCAGCTTCTTCTTTGAACTCGGAGCAGTTGTTAACGTCAACCCAAAGTTCCTTGGCTTCGATCGTGGGGATGAAGTTCTCGATACGTTCTTGTTTCGCTCCGGCGGCCTGGGGAGTTTTAAGCGGAAGGAACACGATACCGGCGATTTCTGGACGAGTGTCTTTGTGCTCTTCGACGAACTCGTTGAGATGGTAGAGTAGATACTTTTGCGCCGCAACTGCTTCTACATAGACCTTCCGGAGCTTCCATTTGATTGCGAAGAAGAAGATTTTTTGGATAAACTCTTTGATCGGAGCGGCTTTAGCCCATTGGTCGAGTAGATATATGCGCCGTGGATCTTTCGAGACGCCGGTGACAGCGATAGCGTGACGGCAGCGACCATCTTTACCAACTTCTTGACCAAGGTGTGAGCCTCCGTGGTTGGGGTCAACTACCATATAACGCTCGATGTTACGAGGGAAAACGTCCTTCTCTACGTCGCCATCTGCTACGTGGTGGCGAATTACCATCCGGCCTTGGTCTGGGTGATCGACACCGAAAAGCCGATGTGCGACCGGAAGTTCTTTGGGGATGCTCAGAGCACCGTAGACCTTCTCGAAGTGAAAATACCGCAGATCGGAGAGATTAATCTTAACTTTAGATGGATCAATAGGGTAATTAAGAAACTGGCAAGAAAAGTGGTAGCTACCAAGACGACGCTTCCATCGGAGCAGTTTCTCACGCGTAAACGCTTCTGGAAATATCGGCTGCCCAAAAGGGTGCAAAGAACAGCATCCTCCAAGAGCAGAATGAGTTGTCCATCCGAAATACGGCTCTTCCGCTCGAATGTGCGAGTTGAGATCATCATGGCTCCACCGATTTCCTACAACAATTTCGTCAAAATCTCGCCCCGGATTATCGGGGTCACTGTCTGTTGCACCCACCAGAATCTGATGGTAGTCAATGGTATCCGCCATGACCACAGAACTCTTGCGCGCTTCTCTACCAACCATGTCGTCTTGGACAACGAGGTTGTAATGTCGAGACTGGAGAGCTGCTCCGACACCGATAAGATCAAAAGTTCCTTCACCTTGGCCCCGGCCTGTCGGCGTTCGGCGCTGGTGAAGAGATTCCTTGGTCCAGGTTTCTTTTTCGGTAGGTAAGATCTCCGGAAAAAGCTTGCGGAAGTTTTCATTATTCTCATAGTGATTCGAGATACGCGAGCCAAGCTTCACCGCGTTTGTGATTGTTTCGGAAACGAGCAGAATTCGGATATCTTGTGAGTGACACCTGTGCATCCACTCGATATATAGATCGCTGTAACCAACGCTAGTGAAGAAGTCTTCTTCTCGCTTTCCGAAAGGAAGCGCACGCCAGATAGGGAAGCACTCGGAATAGACTGTAGATTTGAAGTGATCGCGAGGGATTTCGATTCCTTCTTTGAGTCCATCTTTCATCACCGTGAGGCACATCTGGTAGTGTAAGTTCCGGGACTTGTCTGGGTTTTTGGAGAAGCGGTTTTTACCCATGACGATGGTGGAGAAGTAGTATAAGTCCATCAGAGCATTTGCACGGTAGATCAGGCGTTTTTCTTGTGGTGTTTTCGCGGCGACGGTGGGGATGAGATTGTAGTTGAGAATCGTCGAACGTGGCACAAAAGTATCTCCGGTCTCTCCTATTTCAAGAGACCGGAGCACTTCGCGTGTGCGCTGTTCGAGTTCGCGGTTGTTGAGCATTAAGGCTTTCTTAAAGCAGGTTTAACCTTAGCAACTCAAGAAATTCTTCAAATTCAGGATGACGAGTTAGAATGTCAATCGCTCGTTGAAGCTTGTGTTGCTTGTAACTGGCTTCGTTACTTTCACGGAACAGCTTGTCAAGAGCGGATTCTTTGCGTATAGTTGCTTGGGCGCACTCATTCACGATGCTTTGTGCCTGTGCTGCTTGTTTGAGAGAATGAAGTTTAAGTTCCTCCTCCGTCATCGGTCTTGCCCCACCTGCTACATCATTCATATTACCCGCTCCTTTTTTGTTCTGGTTTTAAAGTCTGATCTTACCGCCCCGCGTCAGTAACGCCTGTGGTGTTCGTACCACTCCCGCTCGCTGCGCTCCCACTCGGTGGGATAGCATTAAGCATTGCCACAATCGCATTGATCCATATTGTTTGCGCGGTAGGGGAGAGCGTAATGCCGGCGGTTTGCTCGAATGCGGTAACTGCTGTCTGAAACGCCGGCGATGCGAGCACGAGAGCGAGTTTTTGTGCGCCGGTGCCGTTCTGCTTTCCTGCGGCGATAGCAGCGTTTTCTGCTGCTACGATCTCGGAAAGAGAAGCGTTGTACAGGGTGGCTATACCCGGCAGAGCGATATCAACGATTGGTTCTGCTAGTACGGCAACTTTCACGGCATCACCGAAGAATACTTCAAGGCCGTGACCGATTTCTGTGAGAATACTTTTGGCGCTCATTTTACCTGCTCCTTGCGCCCCCTGGCGCTCTAGTCGTTACAATGCCCTACTTCGTCCGGCGGCCATGCTTCGCCGGTACCAAACTCTCCCAAGCCCAACTCCCACAGCGGCCACAGGTTATCTATCTCGCGTCGGCGTCTCATTGAGAATCCTCACGCTTTGATTGTTGATTCATATTCCGGCCTTACGGCCATGCTATTCATACTCGCTTCGTTCGAGCAAGCGGCGGCCTTACGGCTAGTTCACTTCTTTCGAGTGCATCGGTAACACATCAATCATCTCCGGCTCAAACTCGCCGGAGGCTTCAGCATCCTCAAGAGCTTGTAACGCCTGCTGCTGATCGGTCATTGAGAGAGTATGAGAATTCGAGAAAAGCTGATTCGCTTCCATAGCAGCGGTGGTGGCTGCTGTCTTGGTGCCCGGAGCAGATGGCGCAGCGATTCCACGAACGGTGTTGATGATTGAGTTCGAGGCTTTGTCCATGTCTTCAAAGTCGAAGTGATCCACCGGCTTAATCTCAGCGCGAGAAATCTTCGCAAACGTACCTTCTCGGTCAAGCAAGTCAGTGATAACTTTGTGCTGGTGTTTGCGTTCGTCAAGTGTCGTGGCCTTGGCGTTAACCTCGTTCGCAAGAGCTTGTAGCGCCGGAGGTAGAAGCTGTGTTAGCATCTCCTTGCGTTGCTCGCGGATTGTGGAGAGGGAGTTTTCGGTGTCTACGATAATACCGTGTGTGATTTTCACCCGTGCGATAAGATAATCCGGCGTGGTCATCAGATACACCACGCGCTGACGGGAAACAATCAGCATAGCTGATATCTGTGTTGGAGTGAAACCAGCATTCTCAAGACGGATGATTGTCTCGATCTGCTTTGTTTTCTTGAACGAATTTCCCCTGGATGGGTTCTGGTTGAGGTTCTGCCTACCAACACCAGACACGCCTTTACGCTGCACGCTGCCGCCATAGTGGAGAGTGTTTATCGGTTGCGCCGGAGTGCTCATTTACGCTTGTGCTCCTGATGCGCTATCACGCGCGAGAAGTTCCTGCTCGTCGATTGCATCTGCTACAGAGGGGTGTAAGAGTGGTAGCGGGCGAGCGGCTAGGACGCCGCTGTAGCGACTGAAATGCGCGCTCAATGCCCGCCGCAGGGGGCTACGCTCGTGAAGAGCTTCGTCACAAGTGGTACCGGATGCTGCTTTCGGCTCGCCCATGCTACCTCCGCCGCTCGATGCTTGTTCGACCTAGAATAATCATACCATCCGGCGCAGGCGTGTGTCAAGCTGTATACGCACATTTCGTGGCCGGAAAATACCTGTTTTTACGCCTCTTCATGCTGTATACACGCCGGGCCGCCACTCTGCTGCTCAGTACGCTCTATACTCGCTACCTCGTAACACTTTTACACGTGCTCGTAGTACTGCTATGTATACACTAGAACATAAAAACTATAGAAAATTTGTAGGGGTGTCCCCCCGGTTTTCTACTCGAACCCTCCGGTTTAGGGGCGGAGGTTGACCATGAGTAGATGAGTATGGAAGTGTAAGAGTAGATGAGTATATACTACAATGAGTGTGTTACACAGAGTAGCAGTGGTAACGATACCATTAAGCACAGCGAGTATATAGTTGTCAATGCGAACTAGAGAACGATAGTAACATGGAGGATGGTTACCAAAGAGTAAAGCAAAGGTTACTAAAGATATGTGCATGAGAGCGCAGTCATGCTATGATTAGTCAGTGAGCAAATGACTCACGGAGTATCCGGTAACACAAGAAACACTTGACAACCTGGACCATAGCTCAAAGGAATAGCAGCGTAGCTGTATCCTTACTAACGGTGAGAGCGCTCAATATATCGTGAGTAACAGTTAACACGATGAAGGCAAACTTGAGGCAACTATCGAGCAACCGTTAGAATGGAACGTGATGCAGAGACAAGCTGGACTGAGTAGGCTAGGGTATATAACACACAATGCGATAGCAAGCGTTGTGTTAGGGGGATAACATGAAACTGAAAGATGTACCTGTGCATCCTGCATACGTAGTATTCCATGACCACTTTGATAATGGTGCAATGGAAATATGGCCAGCTACAAGTTTTTTATCCGCTCAAGAAATAGCTACACGCAAGCAAGATAATTGTGATGCGCAAGGCTATGATAATGCGGATTGGCGAGCCTATGCAAAACTACCACGTCGCAAAGTATACAAGTATCACAACGACATTGCACGCTAGGGTTCCCCCTAGCACAGCGCTTGCGCTGTAAGGAGAATCGCCAATGTCACAGAACCAAAAGCCATTCGTTGACGTACCAGCGGAATCCCCCGCACCAACCCCCGTCGTGAAGACGGAACCTGTTGACACACTCTTTTCAATCGAGCATCAAGGCATGATCGCATCGAAGTATCGGGCGAAGTACAGTGAAGCGGATCAGAGCGCTCACAAGACAGCATGGCCCCAGTTCACCGGAAACCACTTCATGCTGTATGTGCTCGCCGAGACACTGAGCGAAGCGCGGAAAGCAGTGTTCAGTCGAGACAAGAAAATCTACTTGTCGCGCCTCATCGGCATGATGGATGAATACACTCCCACCGTACCTGGAGCAACACTCACCGAGCTACAGGTCGCTTGCAACAAAACCACCGACCTGAAGCTACAGGCGCTGTACGAGCAACTTAGCTTCGAGGATAACCGCATCGATTTGCTGAAAGATTTCGCGAAAACGCTCAAACAAAGCGCGAAAACTGGAAAGGATACCGATAAGAACCGCGCGGTATTCTATCACGCGGCCGCCACGCTCGGAGTGAGCGGGAATACGATCTGGTAGCCGCAAGCGCGAAGCTCGATTCTAGGATGTGCTAATACAGGCATCCTAGAATCCATGTTTTTATTTTTCACGCAAACTTATACAGAATAGCTTTGGGAGGCTTATTATACATACTCTCTCTCGTGGGAGATACTTTATACCTCCTCTCACGCTCTCTCGAAGCTATTCTGTATAGGTTTGGTGTGATAGCAATGAGATGTTTGACGACCTACAGGGTCAGTAAGGCATGTGTTTTCAATGAGTTAGGGGGGGCTATGCCTCATTGGCGAAACGCGCACTTAAGCGCACCCAAGGGCAAAAGGCCGGAAAGGCCAATCTTGCATCGAAAGCATGAAGTTTTGAAATAGTGTTGTCTTTGTATGTTAGTAAAAAAAAAAAAAATAATAATATATATTATATAATAATATAAAAAAAAAATAAAAAAAAAAAAGAAATAAAAGAGTAGAACAAAAATTGATCTCTCTTTTGAATTTGGGATGCTTTCATGGGGAAAGGGGTCATGCCCTCTGAGAGGCAGGTGGGTGGGTATGAGGGAAAGAGAAAATCGCCAATGAGGTGAGGGGTGACCTATGTGCATGATTCTAGGCCACTTATGAACCCTGAGGGTAAAGAACACCCTCACTATAACCTTGACACCGGCGGCCTAAGAGCGGTATACTAAAAGAGTCGGGAAAGGATCAATGCTATGGGGTTTAAAAAAGCATTTCAACACATGCCTAAACCAGAAGGGTATGAGGATTACGTACAGGCGTTGTTGGAGTATAAAGAAGCGTGTTCGGTGTATAAAAGACTTTGCCAGAGATTAGAGGGCAAGTATGATCCGGCGAGCAGATTAGCACGTGCTGATGCGAAAGACGTGTACTCTCATGCTTGTAAGGTTTATACAGCAGAACGGCTGAAATACACACGTGCAATCGCTGTCCAAAGGCTCGCGGAACGTGGCGTGAAGATTGATATACAGCATATAATGGACATTGCTGGTATCGAGATTCCGTTGACGATGAAGGATATGATTGAGGCGCATAAGAAAGAAGCCATGTTGCAATTAATGACTGGAGATCAGTTTGAGGAAATTAGAAAAGCTGCTCTTGCTCATCCTTCTATGCAACGTGGTAGAATACAAGCACCACGAGCAACAAAAGATTCGTTTTTAGCTGAACAAGATACACCTGATCCCACGTTTGGGGATTTTGAACCGCTCTAGAACTACAGAGAACTTCGGTTCTCGTCGTAGCATTTGATGCAGTAAGCATGATACTGTAATCACGACGCTAAATTTAAGTGTACAGTGAATCCCTATCGGATTCCGCGTTATCACTTAATGCTACGACGAGAGCCTAAGGCTCTAACAGGAGAATCGCCAATGAAACTCAACCGTAAACACCAAACCGCACGATCGTTGGTTTTTGATTTGATCTTTCCGGAACAAAACCTCTTCCGCTCTAGCTACAACCCGGCTGTGATACATCTTTTAATGCGAGCAGCGAAGCATGTAGAACCTGTGCCGGCGGCTAAAATCCGGTGCACGTGTTCTGATACACCCTCCACAAAAGACGGCGTGTTGTTGCCGTTTAATGTTAGCGTGAGCTAGAGAGCACAGAGAACGCAGAAAGAGAGAGGGATTCAGCTATGAGTTGGCTTTACAAGTTAACCGATAGAAACGGCATGAGCGGATTAAATAGATCTAATCCACTTCAGTGGAGCGAAGGAGTAGAACATGAAATTACTCCTTCGCTCCGTGATAAATCGCAACCTCTTTGCTCATCTTCGTATATACACGCTTACGAGAATCCTCTCGTAGCTGTATTTATGAATCCTATTCATGCAGATTTTAAGCAACCTATTCTATGGAAAGCAACAGGACAGGTTGTAAAACGTGATGGAAAACTAAAATGCGGATGTTTCTCATTGCGCGTACATGAGAAACTTAAATTACCTGTAATTTCAACTACGCAGCGCGTGAAAATTGCTATTTATTGTTCACTTGCTCACAAAACAAGTGAACAATATAAAAACTGGGCAACTAAGTGGCTTTCTGGCGAAGATCGAACAAAAGATTCTGCTGCTGCTGCTTATGCTGATGCTTCTGCTACTTCTGCTACTTCTGATGCTGCTTATGCTTCTGCTGCTTATGCTGCTGCTTCTGCTGATGCTGCTCTAGTCAAAATCATCAAACGTGTCATGAAAGAAGAACCCGCATGAACAAACCACTCACCAAGCTCCAAGAATACGCTCTGGAGTTCTTTTGTGGAACGTGCTGTATTATAGCCACGTTCCTGTTGTTTCTCTTGTACATCGCTGCCACTGATCCTCAGTGTTTGAGAGACTGGGTAGCGCAATAACCACGGCGGCCGCAGGCGGGGAAGATGAATCACAATGTTATGAGAGAGGAGATAAGTAAAATGACACTGCTAAGGAATGCTTTCAAGAGTGCCTGTGGCGATAATGACCACAGACGTGATGGAGGACGGCCGTTCAACTCGACAAAAATGCCGCCGCTTGTAAGCGGTTGGAAGGTAGTACGACGCAGTTTCATGCAAGGAGCACATCCTGCGTACTATGACACGACAACTGCTGCGTGGTATCACAGTATTAAAGGCGACCATACACCTTTACCCAGCGCTCGGATTCGCAACGTAATAGGATGGAGGGAAGAATGAGGAGGAGAGCAGAAATGCCATTTATCGAAGAAATGGTTGGTAAAACATTCACTTCTGTTGTTTGTGATAGGACGTTTGATACGATAACGTTTATCGTGAATGACCACGAACAGTATCAACTTAACCATAACCAAGATTGTTGTGAATCAGTGCGGATAGAAGACATCTGCGGTGACTTGGCCGATCTTGAGAATTCACCGATTGTACAAGCGGAGGAGTCAAGTAATAGTGAGGAACGCCAGCAAGGTAACACTATTGCTACCGATAACTCATTTACTTGGACATTCTATCGTATTGCAACTGTGAAAGGTTTGGTTGTGATTCGATGGCTAGGCGAGTCAAATGGGTATTACGGAGAGCAGGTTGATTTCTGTAGGCTATAACACCGAGAGCTTATGCTCTCTTCCGGCCTATAGATTGAACGCCGAGTTAAGAAACTAGCGTTCAATCACCAGCGTCGTTATGAGCTAGGCCGGAAGAGAGTGTATCGCTTCACACACTCTGGAAAAAAGGAGAATCGCGTATGTTTGTTTTGACGACAAAAGGCCAGTTAGTAGAAGGTGAGCCGCTTACACTAGAGGAAAAAACTCTGGTTGAAGACGTGCTCAAAGGCACCGGGATAAACGCAGATGGAGTTTATCTCACAGAAACCGAACGAAAAGCTGTAGTGGTGTATTTAGTTAAAAACTTCTGTGTCACTTATCGGAATCTTCCGGCGGTAATACAGAAGTATGGCGAAGCAGAAGCCATCGACGCCGAGTTCATCGACGCTCCGGCTGTCGCCTTGGACGAAAACGCCTGATTCTAGGCGTTTTACCCCTTGACAACGCGCGGCACGCCGCGTATAATTTAAACATGGAGAACTTCGATGGACACCGCACCGCAGGTTGTAACTGACTCAAAATCTCTCTCCTACCCACACGAGATTGAAGTAAATCTCAAACTCAAATTCCGCGTTACTGATCCGGAGGAGCGGGATTACTACCTCACTCCAACAGGCGCCGTAACACCCGGAGTGATTGCTGATACAATGGATGGTTTTCTCGGCTACGGTAATGAGCTTCTGTTGTCCGTGAACGATAAAACCACGATCGACGCTCAAGCTGCGCTAAACGGCACAGGAGAGTGGTAGAGGCGGCTTCGCCTCAGAGAATACATACTTCAAGTGTATTCTCTAGGACAGAGTTAAGAGTAAGGTAGACAATACTCTCAAAACAGTCTTGGCGATTCCCTTTTGAGAGTATATCTTTACTAACTCCTCTGTCCTAGAGAGTACACCAGTAAACCGGATACTCACTCTCTTCCTCACGGAAGAATTGAATTAGCTAATTCAACCACCAAACCGCCCACAGGGCAAAAGGAGCAACACACAGCATGTCAACCACAACAGTAGGAGCAGGCGAGCTTGCAACAGCAGGTTCGGTCACAACCGAAAAGATCACAGTACGCGCGTATGCGAAGCTGATTGAGGAAACCGTCAAAAACTCTGACGATACTGAATCAATCAAAACCACAGTCAAGGAGATCCAAGCCAAGGCAGAAACCGCCAAGAAGGACAAGGACACCGGCGTTTCTGCTAACTGGGTCAAGGCAGAGAAGGATGGATTTTCTCTTTTCAACGAGAACGAGTTCATTCGTTACTCAGTGAAAAACGAAGCCGGTTTTGCTCTGATCGTGCCGAGCGAGGAGCAGCGCATTTATATTATCCAATGCGGATTGAACTACGTTCAAAACGCCAAGACGAATGCGCTGGCTGTTTCGCTCAAAGAAGGTACCTCGGAGCCGGAGCCGGAGTTTAATGGCGTGGAAGTTGATCTTCGCGATTACATCAACGAGCCGCCTTCACGTCGTTCGCTGTCGGAGATTGAGAAGCTTGTCAAGCAACTCACCGCTCTGGGAGTTCCGGCGCACAAGCAAGCGGAAACCATCGCGTTTATTCTTGCGAGCAAGGAGAGCGTGGAGGGCGAAACCGAAGCAGCGGAGTAGGTTGCTTCTTCACAGCCGGGCAGGAGCTTTATCCTGCCGTAATGCAGCTATGCGAAAGCATAAGAGTCCCAAGCCTCTATAAATGCAGAGGGCGAAGCCAGCCTAAAGCTGGTACAACGAGAGTGGGGATACGGGAGTCCAAGGCCCGTATCTTAAACAAGACATTAAATCCGCCCACTCTCACAAATACCAACCCTTTCACTAGCACCGTCGGTGCGGAGAGAGCAGGATACGTGTACCTCTACCACGAACACCACCGAGACGCTGCGGGCAAGATTATCTTGTCTGAGATGCGCCTCTCTTCTTACGCTGATGGCATCCTCGCCATCAACCGTAAAAACGCCGTCGAGAAGATGCTTTTTGATCTTTGTGTTCCTATAATGAAATGGCCTCCGGTGACCTGCCGAGCGATGGACGATAAAAACTGGGTTTGGTCGTACTTCGGCCAGTACGGAGTAAGCTCAACCTACGGTGAAGAAGTAATAACAAAGCTTCTCCGTGTGACTGAGGGAGTAGGTTTTAAAATCGGCCTTATCCCTGTCGAAGACTTAGCAGCGCAAGCGATGAATCACAAGGTTGACCTGTCTGCTAAACCCAAACCCAAGATGAGCGCCGAGGAGTTCTTCTACAACCACGGACAGTCTGTAGCAGCGCCGGAGATGACGAAAGAAAGCATCGCGTCGCAGCTAGCAGAGTTGTTAGGCGTGAGCGTAGCCGCTATCGACAAGAAATCCTACCGTCAAGCTGCATTACGCTATCACCCCGACCGTAACAACGGTGACGGGTCGAAAATGAGCACGTTAAACATGCTCTGGAGGGTGTGGAATGGCTAGCATTGCTATTTGTGAAGAACCACGCGAGTATTTTTGTCGTAGTTGCCGGCAGTTAAGGTTATGTCTTGATGATTCACGTAATTCTTGTGGCCATTGCGGAAGTAAAGATTTGTTATGGGGTAAAATAGGTGAAATAAACAAGGAACAGGAGCTAGCAAAATGCCATTCGATCTAACAATTAAACCCGGCCAGCGTCCGGTAAATCCACAGGATGCTAAACGTGCTGCTATAGAAGCAGCTCGCAACGCATCCAAAACCGCGGCAGGTAAAGAGCCGGTGGCGATACAAAAGTACATCGCTCCGGCGGATTGCCCAGACCGTACGAGAATCGTGTTCGATGATAGCGGTTCAATGATGCGCTATCTCACCGCCCCTTATCCCGCAACCGGCCCCGGTGATGCTCAGAACGGTGTTGTAGAGTATCTCCGGAATTGCGTTCCCAACCAAACCGCAGTAGCTGTGCACTTCATGAACTCCGGCGTTATCACGCTCAAGAGTGATCTTGTGTTTCTGGGGCAGGAGATTCTCGAAAAGAAACTCAACATGAGTGGGACGCCGTTTTTTAACACGCTGAAAGCAGCGTTAAAAGCTACCCCAACACTCACCCGTATGGTAGCTTTTACTGATGGTTCTCCCACAGATCAGCTTGAAGCAGAGGATGAAGAAGAAACAGGTTCTTCGGCGTCTTCACAGATGCAAGGATTCTGGAGCAGCCGCCTCAACACTTGGACAACTTCGGCGGATATTATCATCAAGATTGCCCATGCTATCGGTGGTGAGAAGTGCATCCCAATCGATACCGTGTTCTTCGGTCAAGCTTCACAAGAACGCGAGATAGCTTTGCTTCGTTATCTCTCCAATCAAACTGGCGGTTATTTTCTGCACTTTGATCCGGCGAAGGTAAACTTCCGCACGGCGTTTAAGTATCTCGCGCCGGTTAACCGTCTAATGCTTGCATCAGAGAGTTTCCGCGCTGATGTGGAGAGTGGGAGGAAAGCTTAATGCCACTTGATGTCTTGCGTCATAATCAAGAAAAGTGTAAAGAAGCTTTAGCTGAGCTTTACAAGCTTAAACACGTAAACAAATATTTCTATGACAGTTATTGCATCAAAGCTGTAGAAATGCTTGAATACTTAGCGGGGGTGACCCGTGTTGCTCCCAAGTGAAACCGCCGCTCGCATCAACACTCTTCTTGAGCAATACCCGCCTCTCATCCGTACCCAAGCAGGTATTCTCACACGGCGGCTACTCTCCCTCGGTTTCGCCGCGCAGTTTTCCAAACTTGTAGAAGGTCCAGTCGTTCGTACCTACTACTTCAAACCCACCGGAGATTCAAAATTCTCCGCTATCCTCAACAAAGACGAAGAAATCGCCGGCGCGTTGGCAGTGGAATCCGTTCTGCTCGAACGCGCCCTTGGTGATCTCACAATCGCTGTTCCTCGTGAAGACCGGCAAACAATAAACTTTGATTCGTGTCTCCACAAAATGCTCACGTCGGAAGAGACACGCAACATGCAGCTACCGCTGCTCCTGGGTCAAAACACAGTCGGAGATTATCTCTATGCTGACTTATCAAATCAACCTCACATGCTCATTGCGGGCGCAACAAACTCAGGTAAATCTGTCTTCACGGCCCAGCTTATATGTTCGCTGGCTTTGTTCCGTAGGCCAGATGAGCTGGAGTTTATTCTTGTGGACACAAAGAACCTTGATCTTGTATTATTCAAGGGTCTCGAACACATCAAGTACGTTATCTCAAGCGTCGAAGACCTCAGAGCAGCGTTGTCGCACCTTCTTGAAGAGGTGAGGCTCAGAAACACACAGATGAGTGGTTTAGCAAGAAACATTACGGAGTGGAATGCGTTAGTTTCTATCCCATCTCGTCGGATGCAGTACAAAGTCCTAATCATCGATGAACTCGCGGATGTTTTTATGCAAGATGAGGCGCTTCTCAAGCCTTACACTCGCAAAGAACGTCCCGAGAGCATTGCTGATCTCATCCAACAAATCTCACAAATCTCCCGTGCAGCCGGTGTACATCTTGTGATGGCGACGCAAAGACCATCTGTGGACGTGCTTCCGGGTACAATCAAAAACAACTTCCCGGCGCGTGTGTGCTTTAAGGTTCCTTCTAGAGTTGATTCTCAAGTAGTACTTGACGCGCCGGGAGCACAAAACTTGCTTGGAATGGGTGATTATCTGTACAAGATCGCCGGTTCCGATTCCCTCAAACGTGGTCACAGCGCGTTTGTTTCGATGAATGACATTGCAACTATCATTACACAGAATGAGATGATAAGGGAGCAATATGCCAGATAACAGCAAGATACACTGGGGACGGCCGTTTGATCTTGACCGCACACAACCTGCCCATCCACGATGCTGGCTTTTAGGGCTAACAGCATGTGGGCAGCCACAACTAGGACGGCGGTTGAAAGTTTTCATGCCGTCGGCCTCGGAACGTGTGAAACAAATCACCTGCAAAAACTGTCTCAAGATTCTTGAAAAGGAGATCGCGAAATGAAGTACTTTTACGACAGGTATTGGGGTAGCTTTAGTTCGAGCTACCCCGCAGCGAACAGCGCAGCTCTTATTGGTTATGGCTACTCCGGTCAGCCTAGCTTCCTCAACGATATTCACAAAGAAAACCTCAAAAACATCGGCCCGTTACCAGCAGGTATGTACACGATAACCAGTGTGTACAATGATCCCAAGCGCGGCGATCACGCTTGTGTCCTCACTCCAATGCCCGGAAACAATATGTACGATCGCGGCGGATTTCTTATCCACGGCGATACTGCTACCGAATCCCACGATGCTTCAGATGGGTGTATAGTAACTCCGCTTTGGATGAGGCAGTTTTTTAAGTTTGGGGATGTGGTTGAAGTGATATGATTATCAAAGTTCAAAAGCCACTCTTCACTACCGGCCAACCGACAGTTCTTATCTATAACAAAGATAGATCTGTCATGTTTCAAGAACCTTACACAGCTGAATGGGCAGATTGGTTTGGAACAGAATTAAAACGCTATGCGCGCGCCCATATAGAAGGAACAATTGTTGTAATTGATCGCGTGGTAGCAGATCGTCCTTGGTAGCATAACACGACCGGAGGGGGGTCGGGCAGAGATGCCTTGCCCCCTAAGTCGTTGAATGCAAAGGGGTTAGGGGCCTTGACAACCTGTATACACCCCGTATACACTTAACTCATGGGCAAAAACGATCAATCCTACGTTGCAAGTGCTAGAGTAACATCAGCTCAAGCACAAGCTTTAAAAAAGCTACCGCCGGATATAAGCTACGGTGTCTTGTTTAGAGCTTTGTTAGATTATTACTTTCACGGTAAAGAACTCCCTCACAACGTCGCGGCGGCGCGGGCGCAGTATTTACACAAGCAGCAATCAATTCCCGCCAGTCTTGTCGCCGCAGTTGCCGCCGCACAATCCAAAACACAATCCAAAGTTGCTTAAAGCAGCATACGTTTTACGTCAGGAGCTTTACGCATGTCAGACAACCACGAAGATTTCGTGATCGGTGATTTAGCCGATGCAGAGGGTGGAGAGAGCGAGCGCGAATCATCGGTGTATGATGACGAACTCCCAATCTCCGATGAGCCAGAGCTAGTCTCTGAAATTCCGTTAGCCGAAACAGCAGAGTCGCTTGTTCCGAATGAAGTATCAACAGAGGAGTATCACCTCGCCTCAACTGTGTGTGATGTATGTCTAGAGCTTAACCTCACCACAAAATCAGTAATCCGGTGCATTCGTTGTGAACAGGCGTTTTGCTACCACTTCACCTCGGCAATCGACGCGCGTTATTGCGTTAACTGTATGAGTGATATAAGCGTGGCGAAGAGCACGATCACGAAAGAATACAGCCATGTGAACCAAGAAGCAGGTACAGTTAGCGTGTATCGTCGGCGAGCGCGTGAGGTCAAGATTGACGGACTCGACTGGCAGTTTGCACAGCGCCGGATTTGTGATCTTGCGGATGTGGAGCTTGATCTTACGATAGAGTATCATCGGAATATCTTGTCTTTGCAGATTGCGGAGCAAGAAAAGCGTCGGAATGACAGGATGCATCGTTACGCCGGGATGAAGGTACACATTCCAACTCCGGCGACAACGACAGTAACAAACACCACCTCCACCACGGTCAAGAAAACCAAGACCGTTTCCAAAAACAAGGCTGCGGAGCAAGTAGCGGCGATTCTCAATAGTCTTAAAGCTAAGGGAATGACGCTTGAGGATATACAAAGAGCAGTAGCAGCAGGAGGGAAGAAGTGAGCGGAATTGAAGATACTCTCATCGAGCGCGGCTCGCGGTATGGCAGTTTTACTGGTCATGCTCGTATCACTCAACATCTCAAAGATGAGATGCGGAATGCACCAAATTGGTTTTCCAGACTCGACGAAGATCAACGCGAAGCTCTTGAAATGATTGCGCACAAAATCGGGCGTATTCTCAACGGCGATCCAACGTATGCAGATTCTTGGGTTGATATCGAAGGATACGCACACCTAGTATCAAAACGACTACAGGAGCCAAAATGAAACCCTCAGAGCAGTTGATCGAGTTTCTCGACAGTAACTCTCTTCCGTGGGTGTGGTTTGATAGGGCGAAGGGCAAGATTATCTTCGTCGTAGACAACCACCTTCTAGGTACGTATCGGAATTGTCCTCAACACTTCGTGTATGCCAATATTTTTGGTATCCACCGCAAAAGCCAACTCGTCGAAGGTGAGCAGCAGCGAGTTTGGAATTTGGATTTTGGCATTGTGCTTCACAAAATGATTGAGCTATATTACAAAAACTTCCGGTCACCGGATTTCGACGTGGAGAAATGGGCTTTCGAGCGCGGAGTACAAGAATGGCTTGGAATGAAGATGGACATTCACAATCAGGAGAAAGAATACAAGCTGATCGGCGGGATGTTCGGATTCTGTGGTTTGCTAGCACAGTTCGCACATACTTTTAGCCCGCAGAATGAGAAAATCCGTGTGATAGCTTCTGAAGTTTCTTTCGGTCGTGCGGGTGAGGTTCCGTTGCACATCGACGAGGATATTGAGATTTATCTCGCTGGTCGCATGGATCTTATCATAGATGATGGCTACTTCATCTGTCCAATGGATCACAAGAGCCAGGGAGTTTTTCGCGACGATCCGGGCCGGAATTACGAAACAGAAGAAGGCCCAACCGGATACATTTATACGCTTTCCAAGATTCTCCCCAAGCTAGTTCCGGCGGAGATGATACTGAAGCGTGATTGCAACAAGATTTACATGAACTTGATCCAAAAGAAACCAGAAACCGATGCGTCGAATCGTTTCAAGCGTGTTCCTATCCGCAAGACGCAGTGGCAGCTTCAAGAGTATCGTGACAGACAAGTTTCAACCGTGGAAGGCCTTTTCCACGATCTCGAACGCCTAGCTCACGACAGCTCCGTTCGCCGCAACGACAAAGCTTGCACTAACTGGTTTCATCGTGATTGTTCTTATCGTGATGTATGTCGTCAAAACAGCGCAGAGGGAGTATATACGACGCTGAATAACGGATTTGTGAAGCTACCGATTTGGAATACGGAAGAAGTAGCTCCAACAACATAGCAGGGAGAAAGCATAATCAAATGAGCGAACCAAACGATCTCGCCATGCAAACCGTGACTGTTTCACCGTCACCAACAAAAACCAAGAAGTATATGCCGCTTTCAATCCTCCCAACCGGCAGCGGGCCATCGCAGATTAAGATTGGAACGTGTTCTGCGATACTCGATAATCACATGCAGTGCTGGCGCGCTGGGGATATTTATGTCGAAGAGACTACGATAATCCCGGCGGATGGAGCATCATCAGAAAAAACCAAAGTGACTTCGTATCAATACTGCCGGCGACATGCTGTGGCGGCGTTGGGTGTAGATACGAAGACTCAGAACGATTACGCGGCTCTGATAGCATCACAAGCCGCGGTTGCAACGGACACGACCGGCGCAGGTACGACGCCGGCGACAACGAAGTAGTTATCCCTACCAAGGAGCAGGTAAATGTCAACAGCCCCACAAACCCTTCCGGCGAATCCCTTTACAGGTTTAAAAGGGATTCGTTCAGAAGACCTAAGCGCAACTGATCGTCTCAAAATCGCCATACTCGGCCAACCCGGTGTTGGTAAAAGTTGGCTTTGTGCTACAATGCCGGGTCCGGTGCGGTATTATGATTTTGACGACCGAGCAGAGTCTTTGGAGGGTAAACCGAATTTGTTTATCCTTTCTAAACCCACAATGCTAGACATAGAGAAAGAGCTTTCTATGTTCAAAGCAGCGAAGCTCCAAAAAGCTCCCTTGCCTGTTTCGCTTGTTTTTGATTCCGTCACTTACATGGTCAGGGCAATGGAAGACGAAATCCGGCGTCAGCAACCGGGGTTGTTCAAAAGCATTCGCGTCGGTAACAACACACAAGTCTACAAAGGAAAAGACTGGGATGTTGTGGTCGGGATTCAACGCTACATGGAGTATCTTATCGGTGAGCTTGTTGCTCTGGGTGTTAATTTCGCCTTCGTGTTCCATGAGAAGGACGAGAAAGACAAAGCAGAAAGTACCATCGATAATACTCGATTCACGGGGCAGGTAACGACGGACCCACAGTATTTGCAAAATACCTTGTCCCTGTTTAACGAAGTTTACCGCCTGACCGTGGATGCCACGTTACCAAACAAAATCATTCGCAAGGTAGCATGTCAGCCGAACAAAGAAATCATGGCGAAGACAACACTTCTGCTTGATCCGTTTGAAGAACCGGATATACAGAAGATGGTCGCGAAACACAAAGCCAAGCGCGCGATGTTAGCGGCGGCGACAAAAGTTTAAAAGGAGAAACAAAATGGCAAAAGGGAAGCTTTACACATATGCTGTGTTGTATCATCCAAAGGTGATGAAGGATGCAGCTGGAAATGAGATTCAAGAGAAGTCATCGATTCTTGTTTCTCCAACCACAATCATTGCTACGTCTGACGAAGAAATCAAGATTGTAGCTTCACGCAGTATTCCGGAAACGCATCTCGACAAGCTTGAGCAAACAGAGATTGTCGTTCGCCCTTTGTAGCCCTGAATTATGGTATGCTATTTGGTGGCTGGCTAGGTGCAAACAGCTATCCAAATGCAAGTAATCAGGGCGATATAACATTGCAGATGTTGATGCAAATGAACGAGAAACTGAAAAGATCATTAGAATGGCCGCATAACAGGTATAGCGGTCCGCTGATGTTTTGATAGCGTAAAAACCCACAGAAACAAAACCCTCAAAAACCCTCAACCCAAAAAGGAGCTTTAACTCACATGCCATACACAGTTAACGTAAGCAAAGAGCAAATCACCGGAGCACCTCCACTACCCGCGAACTGGTACACTGTCCAAATCAAAGGCTTCCGTCCACGCGCGTCCAAAGACAAAGAATCATGGTCAATGAACGCGGAACTTGCTATCGTCACGCCTACCGAGTACGAAAACCGTCGAGTATTTGTCAGCTTGAACACAAAAATGGCCTTCATGTGGCCGGATTTCGTTCATGCTACCGGGCTTGAGATGGTAGAAGTCCAGAACGAGAACACCGGCACGGAGAAAGCAGATTTCACTATCCCTGGCGTGTTCGAGGGAGCGGATGAAAACCCGGAAGATCCGTCGCAGTGGAAGTATGCAGGGGCGTTGCTAAATGCAACGATGGAAGTGGAGTTGGCTGAAATTCCCGCTAAGGATGGGTACAAGGCCAAGAACGAAGTCCGGCAGTTCAAGTGTGCTGTGCCGAATTGCACGGATAAGCATAGCACGAATCTTATCAAGAGCTAGCAGCAAAAGCAGGAATGCTATGCTACACTAAAGCAGGTAAGTGTAAAAAGCTTACCTGCTTTAAAATTACAGAAAGGCACCAAATGACCCAGCAGGAGCAGGAAGCGTATGTAAGAGCGTGGTGGCAGCGGGTCCAGTACAGCGAGACAGGACTCACTGACGTTGGGCCGTGCTACGTGACTATAAACGCAGGGGATTACCCACTTGCAAACAGCACAATATTTGCAGGTAGCACAATCTTTATGAAGCACGGGCAGACTAAGGAGGCCGTGTTTGCAGCCGCCTTCGACTTTACCGTCGCCCGCGAGGAAGAGATACGGCAACTGGAGGAAAAAATTAGGCGGGCGAGACGACGTATTCCGTGGCTAGACTGGAATAACGGTTGGTGGAACAACTGGCCACCATACTCATCTACGAATGCAAGCCTGGTGGATGTTGTACGTGATGTATGCAGCATGAATCGCACCCTCGCCCGTCTCCAGCAAGCCCTGGAAGACCTGACGAAAGGAATGGTGAAGGCATGAGCGAGATACGAAAGAACCTTCTCCATCAATACGCCAATGCGACGGAAGGGCTATCGGTTAACGGTCCTCAAGTAGCGGCACTCATCGAAACCATCGACAAGCAGGACAAAGAACTCGCTGCACTGAGGACGGAGAACGCACGTCTGAAAGAGGAGCCACATGACATACCGCGATCTTAGTGAATGTACGCTCACACCAGCAGAACGTATGGAAGAAGCAGAAAGAATCGTGAACATGCTAACAGCGTCACAAGATACGTATTTCAAGCTCTCTCTTCGCGAACGTAGTTTCATTGAAGGTCTTCAAAGAGCATGTTCGGTAAAACAACTTTTTTGGCTTAGGGATATAAAGGATCGAGTTCTCTAATGTACATCCCCCCTCGTGGTAATCCGCACGCTCGTGTTTGGATCGTCTTCCAGTCTCCATACAAGACTGATGAAGCTAACAAAACTCTACTCTCCGGAGGCATGGGGCATGTATTTACGAAGCAACTTACCGAAGCTGGACTTTTTCTTAGCGATTGCTATTTGTGTAGTCGCCGTCCTGATACTGAAGACGTGCATAGTTTTGTTAACCTGGACGGGGAGATTGATCAGTATAAACCACCATTTATACTTGCTGTTGGAGATGTGGCTGGTTGGTTTTTGCCGGAGTTGAGGGAACGGCAGAGCGTAGAAACGTCCAAAGGACAGTTAGAGAAGTATGCGGGGAGTCTACTCTCTAGTGACAAGTTTCAGTACCCTCACTATATCATGCCTCTCCAGTCGCCGGACAGATGTGTTGGGGATTGGGTTGAGCGGAATGTGACGGTGTATTTTGATCTGCAAAAATTTAGAGACGAGTGGCAGTTTTGGAAGAAGAATGCGCGTTTGCGCCCGCTGCCGGAGAGAGTGTTAAAGTTTCACGATATGGATATGGATGAGTTGCTCGGCTACTTGGACAGGTTCTCCGGCGCGCAAGTACTCTCTGCTGATATCGAGAACCCCACGTACAATAGCAAACTCTACTCTCCTCATCCTGGGTATCCGTTTTTGGTGGGACTGGGGGATTCAAAAGATTTCGGTATAAGCTTTAAGCTGTTCAGGGACAAGCCGAGTGAGAATCGGATTTTGTGGCGGAAGCTGGACGAGGTGATTTACAATGCTCCGGTTTTGCTTGGGCAGAATATCTTTAACTACGATGCGTTGCACTTCAACACTATTGGCTTTCGTGTTCCGCTCGAACGCACTCAAGATACCTTGTTGCGCCATCATATCCTGTGGCCGGAGCTTCCGCACAAGCTACAGTTTATGACACGTCAATATACTCGTGAGCCTTACTACAAGGATGAAGGCCACGGATGGACGATGAAGTTTCTCGATAAGTACCGCCGCTACAATGCACTTGACGCTTGTGTTACGCGTGAAGTGTATGATGAACAAGAAGAAGAATTCCGGCAAAAGCCGCACCTGAGATAAGGAGATACGATGCAAGAGAAAAAAGAAGGCGAACGTGTGCCGGAGGGAGTTTCTTACTCGGAGTCAACAAGTTCTTTTTATCTCAGAGTAAGAAACAGAGACACTATTCATTCAATACGAATCTTGAAAAGTGACCCTGATTGGGAGGTTCGCAAGGTAGAACCGTTGGTCAGTTGTACTTGTGATCTCTCTCAAGGCTGGGTTGTCGGTGGTAGGGACCATGCACCGGAGTGTCCGGTTAATAACGAGAAGGAGAGCAATTGATCCTCTGCCACGAACTAATCTGGCTATCAAAGTCTTCGTCCACGTACTGTATGAGAGAGCGTGGGCACGCAGGGAAACATAACATTGAGAATCGTGAGACTGAACAGCTATGCGAAGATGAAGGCTGTCCTCATCATGGAATTCCGCATGTTTGCGTAGAGAACAAGGAGGAGAAAAATGTGGACACCAGCAGCAGTAGAATCGCTAATTAACTGTACAGGAGAGTGGGCTATAAGTTGTATTTTAGCTTACTTTGCTTTTCGTGGCTTAGCCAAAGTACTATTCGGAGACTAACTTGGCTTCCCTCATAACCTCCACCTACGAGCACTCTCTCCAAGCTATCTACTACCACATTGGCAATCGTGGTATTTGCGTTAACACTAAACGCATCGAAGAGGCTAAAGCTGTTGCGCGTGCAGAGATAGCACGGCAGTTGGCGATAGCTTCTAATCAATGGGGATGTAAGGTTTTTATTGGTGCGGAGAACGCTCCTCCCGAAACCAAAGGCGGCACTTTCTCCGGCGCGGTGAATCTTAACGCCACGCAGGGTAAGTACAAACTCCTAGACAAAACTCAAAACGTTAGGCTATGAGCTTCCTAAAGTAGCATCAAAAAACTCCTCCGGTGAATGGGAGTCTAAGGAATCTACGCAAGAAGTGGTTTTACAAAAGCTCCTGCTCAAAAACCAATTCGCTTATCCCGGCGGTGATCCTTCAATCAAAGCCATCCTCAAGGTGCGCGAGTATGCTAAACTCATGTCCTCCTACCTTAACGCTTTGCTCTACCGACGAGGCGACCAGTATTTTTGGCTCTCTAACTATAACGTCGCTGGAACTTTGTCCGGACGGCGTTCTTGTAGAGTACACACCTTCAACTACGGCGGGAACTCGCAAACATTCCCGAAACACTCGGACATTGCACATCTCGCTAGAAGGTGCTATACTTCTCGGCCTGGTCATATACTGCTGATGGTGGATCAGATCAGCGCCGAAGACTGGCCGGTGAGTGCGCTGTCACAGAATTATAATGCTCTTAAAGAACTTCAAGACGGCCTAGTTGATCGACACACAAAGCTAGCTTCTGCCATCTTCGGTATCCCGGTTGCTTCACGCACGTCGACGGAGTGGAAAGAGTCGCAAGAGCGTTACCTTGGCAAGAAAACTCGTCACGCATCAAACTACGACGAGCGCGCTGGGATGATGAGCGAGTCGCTTATTAAAGAAGGCTTCTTCTACCCTATCGCACAGTGTGAGATTCTCCTTAAAATGATGGAAATGATCGACCCGAATATTAAAAAGGTCTTCCACAAGTACATCCAAGACACTATCAGTCGCACCCAGCATCTCGTCACCCCTCTCGGTCGTGAACGTCAATTTCTAGGAGTACGCCCTAATGACCACAACTCGACGGTCTTCAAAGAAGCCTATGCCTATATCCCCCAGTCAACAGTCGGTGATAATAATGGACTTGCAGTGCAAGCTCTTGAGACTAAATATGCAGATACTGAACGATATATTGTGCAAGAAGGACACGATAGCATTGTCTCGGATGTACCGGACTCTGCTGAGAAGGTATATGAAGTGCTGCTCCGAAAGAGAGCTGCTTATGATCGACCAATCACATTTCACAACGGTATTACCGTTAATATCCCGATTGAAGCCGAGGTTGGGTATGATTTTAAAACGACAATCAAAATCAAAGAATTTACCCTCGCTGGAGTAAAAGCAGCGCTGGAAAAGCTCAAAGACACACTTGCTACGGTAGAACCGCAGAAAGTTTTAATCCACGCATAGCGAAAGGTTTTACAATGGCAAGGGTTTTGAAGAAATCTTGGCATGAAGCGTTTTTTGAATGCCATGCTCCGCATACCGATGCGCCGGATAGTTTTGTTCTCTGGGCAGCTATCTCACTCATAGGCGCAGCCTTGAAGAACAACGTTTATTTTGATCTGCAAACTTATACTCTTTATCCAAATGAGTATATAATCCTCACTGGTCCTCCCGGCGTAGGTAAAGGTACAGTGATGGGTATGATCGAAGGCATGGTTAAAGATTGTTTGCCTAACAAAGTTGTTAACACTCTCACTGACCGTGTGACAGCAGAAAGGATCATCGAGCTTATCGCCGACGGTTGGGCCTTGCCACCACGTCTTGTTAACCAGCAGGTAGTTATAGGTGCCGTAGATCACAATTGCTTGCTATTCTCTCAAGAAATTCGTGTTCTTCTTGGAGCAAGCCCTTGGATGCTGACATTTTTAGAGGAAGCTTGGAGCAGAACCAATTTCAGCTATCAAACTAAAAACAAAGGTAATGTTGTAATTGATGATATGTGTTGTTCGCTACTTGCTGCTAGTGTTCCTGAAGTTTTACGTAACGTACATAGAGAAGCGAATATGGTTATCACAGGTGGATTTAGTTCACGGTGCTTGTTTATTTATGCCGATCATCCTTCAAAAAGCCTAGACCTTGACTCTGTTCCAATGAAAAAAAGTAAGCCTTCAAAAGAGCTTTATGATAAGCTATGCCTAGATCTTCAGGATATAAGTAAACTCAGAGGTGAGTTTACAGTAGAAGTGGGAGCAAAACTTATGTTTGCGGATTATGTCAACCGTAGTCTAGCAGCAGCGGCGGCGGATGACAATGAAGCCATTGCAAACTTTCGTGGCCGGATGAAAGCTCATATTCTTAAACTTGCTATCGTGTTTTCAGTCTCACGATCAAATTCACTTGTCATTAGTGTAATTGACATGGCTAATGCGCTTTCTGAGATTTCGAAAATAACAGTTTCTTTGAACAAACTCTTCCGCGGCGCCGGCGAAGGAATGGACGCTGCGACTACTGCTCGCGTGCAGGACTTTATCGAGAAAAACGGCCGAGTATCAAAACGTGAGATACTCAAAGCGCTCTACCGTCACATCAACTCAGCAGAAACTCTTGATCGAATTCTACATATCCTTGAGACGATTCAGTTTTGTAAAAAAGTGTCGCAAGGAAAAGGAATCGATTACTGGCAACATACACCACCACCGAAAAAACCATAGGAGAGAGCGAACATGGCAGTGATTAAGAGTTTTATTCCGAACGACGATCCGCTTGATATGAGAGGGACTGCGGCTTTTTATGAAAGTCGAGAAACTGCTTTAAGAAAGCTTTATGAAACCGAAGAGGCTGAAAAAGCCGCTTCCTCAGCCCAAGAGATCAAACTTGATGACTCCAACCTTGTTTCTTTTCCCGGCTTTCCTTACAAGTTTGAAGCCTTACACGAGAAAATTCTTGTCTCAATCGATATCTTCAAGAGCGGGTATGAGTGTAAGGTTTGCTTGGGGAAGAAGAAACTGGTTCATGTTTGTATATGCTCCGGCTCGGATAGACCAGGAAAGAGATACTCAGAAGCTGAGTTGCTTGAAATAAGAAATAGCATCGGGGCACAAGTAGCTGTCGTGCGCGCTGAGATGCTGTGTCAAGAATGTTCCGGCGATCCTGAATCAGTTCGTAAGGATGTCAAGTGTGCAGCTTGTAAAGGCGTTGGAGCTACTCTGGTTTTACCCGACGCATCCAAAAACCTTCCTTCCACCGGAATTGTAGTCTCGATGGGCAAGAAAGCACGGGAGCTTGCTTCTTTCAGCGTCGGCGATCGTATCCTCTTCTCCCCCCACGCTGGACAGATGATTCCAACAAAAGCTGGCTTGATGTTCAAATGGATGGATTGGTACAACGGCGGAGTTAGAATCACTGGTGCGGATGATCTTTCAGCATTTGATTTTATTATACAGGACGAATAACCAAAGGAGGTGGTGCTAGTGAAGTAGAAACCTGATTGACCGTTTACATCGCATAAAAAGCCCCTCAGAATTTCGAGGGGCTTTTTATTGTCTTCGTGCTTTTATTACCAGACGCCAAACGGAGAGCCTGTGCAATTCACACTAAAGGTCTGCGCCCCGCTGTTGGCGTAGGTGATGACGCCGCTCGATGTCGTGCTCGGTAGCGTCGAAAAATACCATGCCCCGGAGTTTGAGTAAGGAGATGCTGTGCATATAGGTGTGGCGTAGAAATGAGTCGTAAATGTGTGCGGCGTCGTCGTCGTCCCGCTTGAACTGCTCACGGTCCCTGATGCCACGGTTGGCCACGGGATGTACGGATAGTAGTTCGATTGATCGGGAGAAATACAAAGAACAGCGGTCGTCCCGCCGCCAGTTGTGCAGTCTATAGCGGTAAGGCCATTCGACACAATCCACAGTGTTTGGGCCGGATACTGTGAAGTCGGAGGTAGCGGGATGCTTCCGGGCTGTAGGTTGAGACCCGGAAACGCCGTGTTCGTGTCCACGGAGAGCGTTCCGCCTGATCCACCCACGCCTGGGGTCAGTGTGAGCGGAGGAGCCACCTGCGTAACAGTGCTTGCTGGCTGCGCTGCCCCGGTATAGTAGACCCATAATCCAATCAGGTCTATGTTCATTGTAGTGTGCGCGCCATTCAGTGATTGGTTTGAGGATGCGCTACAGGCAACGGTGCTAATTCCTGATCCCGTCATACCCGCAAAAATCTGTGTTGAAGGTCGCAACGGCCACCCTGAGTAATTGCCCGTTGAAGATTCCAGAGTCACCGGACCAGCACTCCCGGTACACGATATGTTGGTTTCCACAGACGCGGCGTTATTCGAGCTGCTGATGGCTCTCGCATAGACGGCGGATACATTCGCCAAGGGAATGGATGCTGGTAGAGTGAAGTTAGACCAAATTACCTCGTATGCGCCACCGCCGTTGCCGCACTCTTGTACCTGGCCTCCGCCCAACGCTCCAGTCGAATTCCCGCCCGCACCCCCACAATCGTTCCCAGCGAATCCTACCGGAGTAACAGTGCTTGCGATTATGAACACCGCATTTCCTGCGACTGGCTGGAAGTTCTGCATGGCCAGCGCTGAAACATCTCCACCACAAGGACTACCAGTTTCACTAATAACACCATTTGATCCACCAATTTGCTGTAAACACTGAGTATTACTACTCAACAACGAATCAGACCGAATTCCACCTGTTACATGGATTCCCTGTGAGCCATAATAAGTAAGTAAAGTCATATTATCAATGAGATTTGGATCGCATCCGACAGTCTCACCTACAGCTGCATAATAAGCAACTGCATATTGCGTTGCACAAGCTGTAACAACACCAGTGCCACCGCCACAAGACCATGAGGTGCTGTTGTATCGTTGGCAGTTATCAGTAACATTCCAATAAGTAGCTCCTACTGGAAATGTAATAATGGCCTCTACGTCAGCATATCCATAAGCTCCGGCGATGGCATTGAAGCGTGGAGCAGGTATGGCTGCGTTTATTAAACTTGTTACATCTGTAGAAGATCCAGTAACAGGTACTACAATACTACCACACTTAGACTGTGCGTCAGGACAAACAGTGATTTTGTATTGTGATCCCGTTGGGCAAACAGTGGAATTATCATAGACAGTAAAAGAAAATCCGGCATTTATATTGAGACTAACCGGGCCTTGGCTAAGAACTGAAGGCGTTAAACTACCCCCGGAACATAGTTTATACGCTCCGGGATTAGGTGTTGAAGGATTGGGATAGAACTCAATACTAGCTGTTCCATTTAACCAAGCAATTCCGTCAGAATCACGCACTGTAGAAGTACTTACCGTAGAACTCTGTGAGTAGAGATTAGTTGTTAAAACAAGCAAGCAAAACAAAAGTTTTTTCATTCTCAAGCTCCTTGCGAAGATTTTTGTTGGCTTAATAGCTTTATACGGTCCTGCAAAGCCCCTTGCGGGGTGCTACTTCTGTAACCTTAAATCCACGCTTATGCCTAACACATGCGTCCCGATGCCCACCAATGGACTGATAATCCACAACTTACTGCCGCGCTTCTTCAGTTTCCAGCTTGCCACAGTTCCCAATCCAACCCACGCGGAATCGACTGCAATCTGTCCTCTCAATCCTTGCGGCATGAATGGATTTCCTTCTCGACACGTCTTCTCCACTTCGCAGCGGTGCGTCAAAGCTACGTCCAAGGCAGCTAGTCCTGCATGAGCCGCCGTTAACGCGACGAACTTCTTGTCGAGCACAGGCTGGCCCATTGCCGGGACCGTCAGGAACAGAATCAGAAACCAAAGGTACCTCACGCGGTCAGCCTCCTCAAATCAATTTCCGGTTCCCAGAAATACCCGTGTGGCAAGATCATTTCCGCAGACTGGGCCGCGTAGATGTTGGCGATTTGGGTTGCAGTTAGAGTGACGTTATAGATTTCGACGTTGCTGATATTACCGCCAAAATGGATAGCGCCGAAATTCAGAGGGGTTGTGCTGGCAACGATTGTAGTTGTGGCGTTGTTGCAGGTGTTGTTAAGTACCCCATTTTTGTAAACTTTAAGCCCAACTCCGTTTGTGTAAACCAACCCATACATCACCCAGGTGTTGAACGTGGTGCTACTTTCTGCACACGAATAACTTGAACCGGCTTTATCAACCCTAAAAGTATATACCGCCGTGTTACCTGTTCCACCATCATTGACATCGCCGAACACATATCCTCCGACATTGAGTGTTTCATTGTATAGTGGAACCGGAGTAGGACCGTAAGCACCACTCAGTCTGTAAACCCAAATAACAATCGTCATTGCGCTAGTTGGATTAAAAGCGGAGGAGAATGGCACTGTTAGTGTATCTGTGCTTCCGTTAAAATAACCAACGTAGGGGCAACCGCCCGTCCTTGTGTTCGCAGAATAGTATGTACCGGAAATGCCTCCGCTCTGCGTCCCTGTCCATGTCGCAGTGTTGCCGTTTGTACTCAGATCAAGCTCTGTCGTTGTGCTGCTGGTAGGCGTCCCTCCAACTCCGCCATTACAAATATCCCAACGCGCAACGAGACCTTTATTCTGCACCCCCATCATCGTCGCAACCTGCGGAGACTGAGCGGACAGGGCCGCAATAAAAAGCAATCCAAACATCATTAATCGTCTCATTAGTTCACCACCACATAGCAGTAGGTTCCGTCATACCATCCGGTAATTACGCCTACAGCATTCGCGCCAGTCTGAATTGCAATCGTCCATCCGCTCGACTGCGTTGCGAATCCGGCGTTGGTCGAAAGTCTCCAATCAGTGTTGGTGCCCATACACCCGGCCCCAGTCAATGCCGCGCCGCCCGTAGAGTCCTGTGTATATTCGATGATGAAGAACTGTCCCGCCGTTAGACTGGAAAGAGCGAGGGTGCGTGTGCCAGTCGTATGAACGAGTGTCCAAGTGTAGTTGTTGTTCAGCCCACCAGTTCCAGTTGCCGTAACCGCGCTGGAATCAGTGAGCGCAGAGAATGAAGCGGCGGGAACATCTTTATTGACGAGCGCCCTAAATGTAGGAGTCACTGCCGATCCTGTTGATGGACCTGCAAGAATTGTATTGGCTGTCTGTGTCGCAAGAGTCGCCGTGACCGCCCCTGTGGACGCTGCGTTGTTTATAATAGTTCCATCGCCAGTAAACGAGGTTACCCCACTCGAACCACAAGTACCCCACGACAGCGCCGAGCCTGTCCACTGAAGGCATCCAGTTGAAAGAGTAGGTATTGAGTTTCCTCTGATCCCCGTCACCGTGTTGCTATTCGACGGCCCGTTTGCGTCGCCGGAAAGAGTTGAAATTCCTCCGTTTCCACAAGCTTGCCAAGCTGAACCTGTATATTGCTGACAAGCGCTTGTGGTTGTATTAAAAAACTGCGTTCCAGTATTTACTGAAGTAGAGATTTCAATGGGTCCATAACCCCAAAGATTTGGCCCGTTGAAACGAGGTCCTTTGGTTATAGCATTGATACTTGTCGTTAAATCTTGGCTAGTTCCTGTTAATGACGTTGTATAAATCACACAACCTGAAGTAGCGTTAGGACAAATTTGGAATTGCCAATTACTTCCGATCGGATTGATGGAAGTGGTGGATGGAATAGAAATAGAGAATGCTCCGCTACCATTACAAGAAGTGGTGTACTGAGGTAGTAAAGTACCTCCGGTCCAGACGTAAGAATTGAACGACGGATTGTTCGGGGCGGTTACGAAGTTTACTGTAACCGTGCATTTAGACCAAGTGAAACTATCTGTGTCAACCACTCCTATGCTAGAGGCAGTTGTAGATTGAGCAAAACAAACGCTTCCTCCAAGAAGGAGCGTCACGTACAAAGCAAAAACTTTCCAAAACTTTCTCATCTCGGCCTCCTAGAGCCAGTTGTTAGTTTCAAGAAACGAATACCGTTTCATCGTGGATTTGGTTATGTCAGTGCGATACTGCATGTTTGGGATTTGAATCTGCTTTATCAGTGCATCACATCTTCCGGAGGCTTCTTGGATAGAATCACCGATTCCGATAGGAGCGCCGATAAAGCCATAGTTGCTAGATGTGACAAGGCTTTTCTTGTCTTTTGAGAGCTTGGCATCATACAGGTAAATACGCTGTAGGAGGTCAATATCGGTTGGGTCGATTCCTTCAATAGACACGTCCTTTGCTTTTGGAATGCGGATTTCGGTTGGGTAAGGTGGGATGCTCAGTGTTACAGACACTCCAAACGGCGCGGCCCACTTGATCTCCGGTACCTCGAAAGCGGCTGTGCGACGAAGCATCTCGCCGTAGCCATGACCGTACATCGCGGCGATAGTAGAGTCGGCAAGATAACCAAACCGCGGAGTCCATTCAAGGCCGTAGCATTTGTCTTCGGTTACGATGGTGTTAAGGTCAATCATGCCGGTGAATTGCATAGCTCGGAGGAGGGGAATAATCTTTTTCAGCCCGTCCTTGTAAAGCTTGCTTTCCTCGCTCAATGCAAACACAAGATTTCCGGCGCAACCTGTATTCGGGCCTTTGTTGTCGTTCATGAATTTCTTTTCCTCAAGCGTGCACGTGAGCATATAAAAGGCCGTGCCGTTAAAAAACCCCGCTACTGAAGCCTCAGTGCCTTCGATAAACTCTTGCAGGATGAAGTTCGCATTCTTCGACAACTGCCACAAGTGATCTATATTCTTGAGCAAATCCTCATCATCCTTTGCAACATACGTCGTCGCCACGTCCTGAGAATCTGAACCGACTGTGAAGGGTTTGTACACGTAGCGTTTTTGTTCTTTTTGTATATAAACCTTCGCCTCCGTAGGCGTCGCGAATCGTTTATACGGTGGGACATTGATTTTAACATCCTCCATAGCTTTAATCCCAGCTTCGCGATCGTCCTCAAGCATGTGCTCGAATGAGCCGTCTCCTATCGTCGGCGCACTCATTCTCGACGCATCAGCTTGTCTAGCACGGCCAGTAAGATCAAACAACGAGAGATCGTATCCTTGGTAGCTTGGATATCCAAAACCATTGACGGTCCTCCTGTGATCCAACGATAGCTTCTTGGGGGACGGTATAAGTCCCCCAAGAACATCCACGTAGTCAGGTTTTGAGAGATAGTAGTCCACATCATGACCTTCCGCAAGGAGGCGTAGAACGAACCACGCTCCTATTCCTGTATACGAAGACATTGCTATACGCATTGTGAAACCCTTTCAGTTAGCAATCTTCCATCGACTTCATGGATTTCTTGGGCATTTTCTTCATCATACCACTGCCCTTGCGATGAGTAGCATCGCCACTAGAAGAACCGCCTTTGCCTTTAGCCTGAGAGCCGCTATGCTGTACGCGATTCTGCATAGCACGTGCTTCAGAGAGAGACAGATTTGCACTTTGTCCAGCCATGTGTGTTACCTCCTTCTGCCGCGCGAGCGCAAGCGGAATTTACTACGTGGTGAAGACCCGCTACCTTCTTCGGTTTTAGTAGGTAGAAGCATGTGAGAAAGTGTGCCACCGATTACGGGGAGGCCTTGGCGAAGAGCATCACGGAGGAGAGGCTTTTTAGCGTCAGGACCATCTCCGGTTGCAGCGCCGTAGGTATCTTCGATATCAGTAGTAACGGCACCGATAA